CGTTACGTTTTGATTTAATTGGCGCGCTTTTGTTCTCGTAATTCACGACTGAAGCCAAAAGGCCCTATGCGCGACTTGTAGGTCCAAGCAAATAATCTTCACATTTATATTTTTGATCAAAATAGGAACATGACATTTTATTAACTTCTTCCTCGGTTATCATGCTTACTCCTTATTTTCCCTTGAGGTTTATGATAATGGTCCTCAGTTCTTCCTGATACCCCCTATCAAGTTCATGGTTCATAAGCAGAGTTTTTGCATTTATCTCGTCAAGGGTATAAAGATCGCCCGCTTTTCCCCATATCACCGAGTAGTATTCAGGCATAGGTGGAGGATCAGGGACTTCCTGCTTTACGTATTTAATTTCCTTTACTACCGGCTGCACTGTTGTTTCCGGCATGGTTGAACATCCCATTGAGAGTATCAAAGATGCCATCACCAGAAGAACTGCCATTATTTTCAATCTTATCTTCATTGTTTCCTCCATTTGCGTTTCCCCCTGGTTTGAGAGCGAGAATGTTCTTGAGGTTTTTGAGAGTCTTGTCTTTCACAGCCAATCGTGAATCGCAACCCTTCAGGGCATCTTTAACTTCCCCCTGAAGACTCCCAATCGTGGCTTCGTTCGTTTTATTTGCAGACTTGCACACCTTAAAATTATCCTCCGAGACTTTAAGGTTTGCTTGACATGCCTTAATGTCCGCTTCCTTTCCCTTTATCCTCATCTGCTGCACAAAACCCAAGAGGGCCGCTCCGATGAGGAAGCCGATAAAGTAAGGCAATAACTTTCGCGCTACCGTCAACCAGTCCATTACTTCACCTTTTTAAGTTGGAAAATATTATTAACAACCACAAAACCGTAGCCGATCACGATTATCCACCCAACGATCAAGAATAGCAGGGGATAATGCGTCCTTCCCCAGACAATCGCGGCAGCGCACAAAAGCCCTTGAAATGCCTTGGTATAAACGAAATACCCCCGGTTTATCACCCATTTCATGACTGGATTCAGTTCCCGACCGCCTTTGGCGAGTATCTTCGTTGTGGTGAAATAGTCCAGAAAAGCCAATCCAATTATCAGAACCATAAGCAACACTGTTGTTATCATTTGTATTTTTCCCCTTTTTGGCTAATTAGTTTGTAATACTTGAGATTCACATCCTTGCATAGGTCGAGGTATTTCCCATTTTTGAGACGAATTATTTTCCTGTGGCATTGCTTTTCGACAAGAGAATACTCACACGACCCGGCTCGACGGATTTCCTTATTTAGTGTACCCGCGCCGCCGTTATAAGCCCTGAGAGCAAAATAGAGATTGTCATCCTTGCAGATTACCACCCCATAAAGATAACGGTCATAGAGTATAAGTGCCCGAATGGACCAGGCAGGATCATAGGGAGAGGGTTCGACAGAAATCTCTTTTAGCGCCTTTTCCCGCTCCTGAATCCATTCCGCCGTTTCCGGCATAAACTGACCAAGGCCCATACCGCCGTCGAAAGCTGTTATGCCAGCATTGCACCTGCTTTCCTGCTCGATTTGACCCATAAAAAGGTGATAAGGGGCATCTACGCCGATAAAGTAACGCGCCTCACGGATAACACGGGGGCGGTACTTGTTACACCTGTCCAGGGCATTAGAGTCCGAGACAGAGAGCAAGGATAATAGCAGCGTAAAGTATACCGCGAAACAGCATAATGCTCTGGACATTTGGGGATTCCTCCATTTTACCGAATACCGGTTTAAAGAAAAAAGCCCATATTACCTCGGCGAGACCTACTGCCACAGTAGCAAGGGCCACTTTGTATGCTATTAACTTGAGCGAGTTGGTTCCCTGAGTATAGCAGAGAATAGGGACAGCCACGACCACAACCACAGCGAACCTGATAAGGTATTTCGTGATCTCTGTATAAGTGGTAAAATATTTTTTTAATATCATTGTTTTTTCCTCCATGTGCATTTGTCACATTTTTGGTGAACAAACGTTATTCTGTGGATATTGTCCGTGATATCCTCCAAGTCTTTGCCTGTGGGCCGGATAAATTTGCCGTACTTCCGAATTCGTCCGCATGAACATCTGATCATGACTATCCCATACTTATCCATGGCCCCGGTTACCCCGATGATGTTAATAACGGTTTTAAATCTTCCATGGGAATATTGGCCTTCAGGGCCACAACCAGAAGAATGCCGCGCATCTCTCCCATACGCTCATCAAATTTCTTTTCCAGATCTCGTATATCCGTAGAACTACCTTTTGCGGAACAGCTTTGACAATCTGCTTTCGTAAGATAATCATCTTTAGTGAGCTTTTTGAAGAAATACTGCGTACCCTGTTTTATCAATTCACTGCCGATCATAATTACAAATACCAGTATGCCTACGTGAGTAATCGTAAGTTGTTCAATCATTGCGGTAGCTCCTTTGCAATTTCTTTTGTGATGGTTGTGATTTCCGTTTTCCAACAGTCTTTCATATTCATAGCTTGAAGGCAGCACCTTCAGAAAAGTCATAGCCAGCAATAGCCTTCCCATACTCGGCGTCATCACCTGGGCGGTATTGGGGCGGTAATGTTGTCTTGCTCTTTTCATTATTTCCTGCCACGGGTAACGCCCCCAAATTCACACGGGACGCAGATTCAAAGAAACCGAGAATCTCGAAGAAATCACTCTCGCCTGCCATACTGAGCATGGCGTCGACGACCTTCTCAGGCACAACAATGACCGACTTCCCCGCGCATTCCATGATCATCTTTTTCCGGGTCTCTCTTGCGTTGGCCTCGTCAGCAAGCACCTTCTTTATTGCTTCGATTTCGGTTGTCTTTCCCTCAAGTTCTTCACGAATGGCATCTTCATAGATAGCTGCCTGTTCAAGCTGTTCCTCAAGGTCCATGGCACGAAACTGGGCAGAAGCCACCCATGAATTCAGGTATTGTTCGGCTGTTTTGTCTTCGATACCCAGCTTGCAGATACTTTCAAGGATCATATCCCTTGTCTTATTGTCCGCACTTTCAAGGATATAGCCACGGTTCTCCGCAAATCCAGGATTCATAACATAATCGAATCCGTGAAAATTCGTGATTCGCGTCGCACCAATGATGCCACCATCCGATCCCCCGCAAGCCCAGGAAAACCCTCCTACTTTCGATGCATTCAACCCAGCTACTACTTTTCCGGGTGCCGTCTCAAGGATTTCCTGATGGTGTTCGACGTTTCCGGCCTTGTTCACTTCAAAGAAAACCGTGATATTGGAGGGAATGTTTTCAACAATGATGGTTGACCCATCAGGCAACCTGACCGGTTCTATCTCGCTCAACTGAAGCTTGCGGGCAATCTCGCGCCGACCATGCCCCAGATATCCGAGCTTTTCCCGCAGCCGAATCCCTTCTCTGGTTTCCGGTGCGTAGCAGACCTTGACAGCGCTCTCCAATATGTAATTCCGGTGATGGCCGGTATATTTGCGACCCTCATTGAACAGATTGAAGTTGCACTTTATAATTTCACCCATGACAAACCTCCTTTTTTACTTTCCTGCTGCGTAGAGCCCCTCAATATATCTGTTGACGATGCTCTTCATTTGCTTGACTGATGCCGATTCAGTTAAAACCTCTTCCTCGCCAGTTGCAATAGGTTGCCCATCGGGGCCAAGTTCCTGCCCACCAACCGGGCCGGTTATCTTTCCGGGGAACATCTTCCTGAACTTTTCCTCATCAATTTTCATGATGTCAGTAAACATATAATTGGCCAAGGCGTTCCTATCAACGGATGAGAATTCAGCATCAATTAATCCGACAAGTTGCCCGATCATCGTGGCGAATGTGACGCGCCCTTCCAAGTTCTCGCGTTCCTCTCTTTCGAGTGCAGAAGACACGGAGTTGAAGACGATGCGCCACGGTTTTTCGCCGGGCAAGAACACTTTGCCGTACTTATACGCTACATGGATATCAAACAGGTTTTCAAGGCCACTCGATACGGCCCGCCTGAGCATGTTTGCCTTAATTGCGGCAAGGACAGAGATGCGAAAAAAACCGCCGTCGCCAAGACCGCCCGATAGCATTTCGCCAAAACCAAGCAGGGAGGGGTCAATTCCCAAAGCCGATCCCAACCGCTTCACGTGAAAGTTAATGTCTTCGAGACCGTCGATATTTGCGTTCCCTTCTATTGAGGCGATATCAAGGCGGCCCTTGCCGTCTCCGAAAATAGGGATAAGATGGTTGATGACGGTCTGCACATAGCCACGCCGAAGGGACTGTTTTGCATTGGCCTGGTTGACCTTGAGGAGTTGGCTGGATACCGTGTTAAGGTATTGGGAGGCTCGCTGCGGGGAGAGTTTGCCAGTGTTCACCCCTATCAATCGTTCGAGGCGGGCCGCATTTTTTCGGGACATGTTCATACTTAAGATAGCCTCCTGCAGATCCATCCATGGCCCATAGGCCGTTTCGATAAGCGATGTTCCGTAGTTCTGACTCTCAATGATGCTTTCTGATCTGAAATCATCATTTGATATATCGAAGACCGATCCATCAAGGCGCGGCGGCTCGATATCACTTTCGGATTTCCATATCGGCACCCGAAAGGCGATAAACTTCCACGGTTCCATTAATGCAATATACCCTGCATTCTGCGAGGGATTCTGGTGTGCTGCCGTGTATCCGGCTATCTGACCGGCCTGTTCATATGCCCTGATGAATTGAGGGTGGCAATAATAATCAGACCTTACGAGCTCCACGCCCTTTCGAGGCTGACCATAGATACGGGCGAACCCTATTCCGTTTAATGCAGCGTTGTAAGCCCAAAATTGGACATTTCGGTTGACCGTCTCCTTAAAGGTGTTGCGCAGATCGATGGTGATGGGGTCATCCTTGTCTGATGTCGATTCTATGGAGATTATTTCTCCTGTATCCGATTTAGCAGACAGGGCATGGGAAATGTGCATCTTCAGGGCTGAATCAATGGTTGGATCATCAGCCATGACCCGGAAGAATTTGTATTTTATAAGGCGGTTGTTGGGGAGTTCTGTGAGCTGATATTCATCTTCTCCGCTGGCATCTCCGAGAGGTGATCCTGACACGATAGCATCAGCAACGAAGTCCTCGTAATTGGCCGTAGAAGGGGATTGAACATTGGCATTTGCCCCTTGATTTGCGCCCAAAGAACCCGGAAACAATCTTTGCCAAAATGAGCGTTTCTTTTCTTCTCCCATAAATAAGATTAAACGAGATATGCATAAAAATGAAAATACAGGAAAAACGAAGGATCGCGATAGAAAAACGAAGGATTAAGAAAAGAGGGGAAAAACAGGGGCCGGGAAACCGGCCCCTGTGCCAAGAACCTGCCAAGGCAGCTTATAAATGCTTTAATCAATTTTGTCGGAGGTTCGAATCCTCCACGGCCCACCAATACTTATAATGAGAATAACAAAATTACTTACGTATAGCACATGCAAAGGGAGTATTGGGCTTTTTGACCGTATTCTGAATTACGGAAAGAAAGGTTGGGTTTATAGATAGCACCATGGCTGCAAAGAACGAGACCTGACCCCTTGCCTTTCCCCTTACCTATGATAAGAAATCAATAAACTTTGTAAAACTTCCCTCAGACCGTTCAAATGCTTTCTCAATTAGGGACATTGGTTTACCAAGCTTGTATCTTTTTTGGTAGCCAGACGCATCGTATTTTACATCAATCAGAACTCCCGCTTTTTTCAGGACTGGCAGGACTTTATCTTCAAATTTGCCATATGATCTCCCTAATCTTAGTCTGAAGATGTTCTCATTTAACTGCGTCGATTTTAGGAACCTTCTCATGATACGTTCTGTCAACAAAATTTCCTCGTCGATCTCGTTGGCCGGTAATGATGCCGTTTGGTATTGGTCTAGATACTTAATCTCAAAACCATGCCCTGCAAGTAGTCTGAAAACCTGATCAGGACCAAAAAAGCTATTTTCAGAATCGTTGTCATACACACTTCTGATATCACAGTCTAATAGTTTGGCCCCTTTCACTTCGGTTGTTTCATAAAGATCCAGTCTATCAAACCGACATTGTTCAAAAGTGCAATCAATCAACTTAGTATTCTCTAATCCAGAACTTTGAAAATAACAATTCTTGAAGGTTTTATTCGACAATTCAACCGCATTCAAAGAGTTCGGCGGCAAAATGAGTCCTGAAACTGTGGTAGTCTCTTTCATATCACCTGCCAAAAGCCTGATAAATATGGCTCCCAGATTCTCCCGGACAAAAGATACCATACCTTCTTTTTGGCAAAGAGCCACTAACAGTTCCTCCGCGGTAGCCGTCCTATAGGCCTTCGACTTAAGACTTTGCACTACAGTCTCGAAAGCTTGTTGAGGCAATATCCCCACTCTCAGCATCTGCATTAACGACGGGCGATCATCAGCTATAATCTGATTTGCAAGGGACACCCCGATAAAATAATAGTAAAATTCCTGGTGGTCGAAACTAAAGGAATTACCTACGCCTTCTGTGCGAACAATCAACGCATGCTGTTTTATACGTTCTTTGATTTGGCGCTGATAGTTAGCGGTGAATCCTTTTGTTTCCGAGAACAAGTCCGCAATGTAGCCCATGACGTCATCCCCTAAAGATTGTGTGTTGTTTATCCACATTTCTTGGGCAACTGAAGACAGTAATTCACGGTGCTCATCGACGGTTAATATGGGCCGAGCCACATCACCAGATCGATCTAACCACTTCGTATTGGCTTCTCTCTGCAATATTGCATCGACAAAATGTTCAAAATAATTCTGTGAGTCTCCGGCCGTAATGTTTCGTGCAATTTCTGCGAAGTCTTCACTTGTGACGAAGACATCCAGTAATTGCTTCACCAACACTGCTCTCGTGAGGATTGGATGGCTTGGTTGTAGCGCATTTGATAGAGTCTCATATGCACCATCGGGATTGTCAATCAATCGCATAGTAGCATATTCGACAAATTGCTCTCGATCCCATCTTTTCAATGATATTCTTGAAAAAGTCACATAATCTGATTGAATGGAATCAAAGAGACGAGCTTGCGTTGCGAAGCTTTTATAATCAAAGTAAGCTTTTCTCGCCGCGATCAACACCACCCCTTGTGAGTTCAGCTTATTCAATAGTTGGCCCAGAGAAGAAAGAGCCTCACCGGTTGAGCTTTCCATAAACATCTCTTCAAATCCATCAAGGGCAGGAACCAATATACCCATTTTCACCAATTCTATGAAGGAATCGTAATAGAAGACGTTGAACCGAAACCGATTAACTAGGGTGGCTATTATTATATCGTCAAGCCTTAAGAACGGTCTTCCCCCTAAGGGTATGGGCAATAGCAGCCAGGAAGATTCTTTTCGCTTATATCGTTCTGCCTGAATTCTAGCCAAATGATTAATTAATGTGGTTTTCCCCTCCCCTGCGTCAGATGTAATGTAGATGACCTGAGACGCCAGGGCATTTCTATTGTCCATCAATGTCTCAATCGCCTCAACAGTGTTCTCCACTTCATTCTGTGATTCACTTGGGTCCTTTCCTATGTCTTCCAGAAATGAACCTTGAGGGCACACAAAATTCGGTTCCTGCTCCGAGAAATCTATGATTCTATCCGCCAACATTGGTATGCGGGCTAATCTATTCACGATCCACGAAGACATGGAGGTCGACACGCCGTTTTCTTCGACATATAACTCCATATCTTTACGGCGCAACCTTATTTCAATGAGTTCATCACGGATATTTACCACAATCTCTTTGTTGTCACTTGCAATATCCATGGTTCGATCGGCAAATGAAGCCACAATTCTTTTGAAATCAATCACATTCATGGTTACTCCTTCAAAGGCCCCTTTCGCAATAATCGCTTGGAGCGTATTGTTTGTAGTGTTGAGGGGTTCGGCGATTGGGTTTAGTATGAATATGCACTACCTTTGACCCTAACGCAAGAACTGTTCTTATCGTGGGCCAAAAGTCGTCATCGGAGGAGACTATTATTAACGGCGCCGCGCCATCCATGCACAAATAAAATAAGTCAGTTGCCAACATTGTGTCGACCAGTTTTTGTTCGCCTCGATATATGAGATTAGACGGCTGCATTGTACAATTCGGTTTTGAGCATCTCCCTATATTGATAAAATTAAACACATGTTTTATGGGACAACTAACATCGCCACACCCGTGGTCACCTGGGTCTGCGCAATGCAGATCACTTGGATAAGATCTGATTCGATATGTGTGCATCAGCAATTCTTGCGGAGTTATCAGAAGCGACATTGCAAGCTCCATATTGACTATAAGGCTTCCGGCCGCGGAGGAGACCGGCAGAACCGTTGGGAAACTAGCCTGGATCTCTGCAGACAACATCTGGGCGCGGCGTGAATTACCAGTCTGATCGCTCCAGCCGCCATAAAGACGAATTCTCACATTTGAAACGTTTTGTGGGAAATCTGAAGGTGTCAAAATTCCTAAGATCTGTGTAGCAATGGTAGCAAGGCCCCGTGATTTATGTAGTGGAATCAAATTATCATAATCTACAAGAATTTGAAGCATCAGCAATTATGCCCGTTAGTCGGTCGGGTGCTTAAGAACGCACCCAGACTATTCTCCAAGCTCCGCAAACTCTGTTCCGTTTCTAAATGAAATCAATTTTCCCTCACATGTTGAATTATCAAATTTCTTCCTATTATATCCATTATCACCTGTAATGCTGCATGTCCAGAAAAATCCGGTAGTGGGTCAGTTTGAAATAATTAATTTAATGAGGATAGAGATCATCACCAACAAAAATGATATGAAAAACATCATTTTGTCTAATTCCAGCTACACGACCGCCGTGTGAGTACGTAAATACTGTTAGTGAATTGACATCCTCAGTAACTATATCGGGGAAAGATTTAGCGTGAAACTGTTTTATAGGTATATGCTCGTATCCCAACTGTTTTCTATCTGTTGAGGAAATATCTTTCCATTGTTTTTGAGATATCAATAAAAGTGTGTGTGCGAAATCAGCTTTGTCTTTGGGTTCACATTGGGACAAGCAATATGTTTTTCCGTATGGAATATTATAGAAAGAAAATATTGGTTTTTGGGAATCATAATCTATTTCTATTTGTTCTCGCTCTTTGTAGCGCTCATTTTCTTTATTAGCTTTCTTCTTCTTTAATAAGCTTCGTTTATCCATCCTTCAGCCAAGATTTTAAATCTATTTTCATCGCTTCGGGTGTTATTTCATTATTAATACCTGCGTTTATATAACATTGGTCGGCATGTGCTAATTGCATAAGGCGAACAGCAGAATATTGACCAAAGAAATTATAAATACCATCAAGGAAATCCTTTGTTTCATCGTCAATGGAAGATGGATTGAAAGCATTCTCGGAAGGGATACCTCCAGCGCCATAATGTTTATATTTACGATAGAGATCAGGGATAACAGGCCCATATTGCCATGCTATGATTTTATCATCATAAAGAGATGCCCCATATGCTGCAAGGTGAATACCTTGTGCATAATACACAAGCTTCTGAAGTTTTAAATTAGAAAGTAGCTCTTGATCTTCTTCTTGAGCTTTATAAAGGAAATAATCAGCTATATTAAAAGCAGAATATGTTGGCATTATAACCATAATCGACCCTCCTTTTGACAAATTATCGTCTATTTGAGCCGCTTATTAATTATTGACATACCAATGAAGGCTTGTCAAGCAGTATGTGAAAAATTACTCAATTAATTCAATAATATCTTCTATATTCCACAAATGATCTGTAACTCCTGCCGCTATTGCCGGTGTTATTCTCAATGTCTGGTGAATACGGCAAAAGTTATAATACATAAAATGAAGGGCTGCAGCATGAGCAAGGTTTTCTTCTTTCTTTGAAAATCCATTGGTAAGCCTTGTAAATCTTCTCATGCTCATTCTCATGGTAAGATTTTGTCTTTCAATATAGCTCGTAGATACCTTTTTAAGATCAGGATTGCCTTGAATAACTTTCTTTTCAGTTCCGATACATTGAGAGGGGCTATATTTTGCTTCATTAAACATTGGTGCACCGTACAACTTTATTAATTGACTGAAATCAATATTAGGCGCGGCGAAAGCATCTTCAACAGCTTCAAGATACATCTTGTGACCGTCTGTTGTAAGTTGAACTCTATTACTTAATCTGCTTGCAAGGTTATTCATAAACTCTGTTGCTGTTACTATATTCCTGTTACCAACACACCACGAAGGAACAAGTTTTGTATCGGCGCATATAGCGGTGAACGTCCATACATCACCATAGCCAAAAGTATTCTTTCTATCTTCAGGTACATTCTTGCTTTTAGCATAGCAGAAAGACCATATTTCATCGCATTGAATACGTTTACAAGTTAGATCGTGAAAAGCTTTGCCTTGATATTCAGAACAGACTTTTCCAATATCAACGAGCAGTTTAGTGATTGTATTCTTTGATGCCCCTGTCATTCTAACGATAGCACGAATAGAATTGCCTTCCACTAAGGCGGCTATAATTTGTTTTTGTTTTTCTTTATTTAATCTGTTCATATTTACATTATATGCTTGAGCGGTTATGTTGTCAAGCCTTTTGGTCAGTTTGCTAAATTTCGCAAATTAAATATTGACAAACAAATATTGATATGCTATTTTTTGTCTATGAACGTTGAACAGTTCCGAACACCGGGCCAGCTTATAGATGCTTTAATAACTGAACGCAATTGGAGCCAAAGAACTTTAGCTATTATCGCAGGGATAGAAGAAACTGGTCTCAATAAAATCATCACGGGTAAAAAACAGGTTACAGCGGAAATGGCTATATTATTGGGAGAAATTTTTGAACTTCCCGCAGAGAAATTTCTGGACTTGCAGAAGGCTTTCGACCTCGCACAAGCACGCATCATAGCTCGTCCCGATCCAAATCGAGTTACTCGTGCACATATTTTTGGTGGATTACCTGTATCGGAAATGATTAAACGGAGATGGTTAGATGCTACAGATGTCAAAGATATTCCTAAAGTAGAAACGGCTTTAGCGAAATTTTTTGGTGTAAATTCTATTGATGAAATAGAAATACTTCCTCATGCAGCAAAGAAGACAAAGACATCTACCCCGGTTACGCCCGCTCAATTAGCATGGATTTATAGAGTAAAGGAAATCGCAAGTGAAATGCTTGTTGCTCGGTATTCTTCGGCTGGTGTCCAAAATGCTATCAAGCTTTTGAGCAGTTTATTATCTTCCCCTGAATTGTCTCGTAAAGTACCACGTATTCTCGCAGAGTGCGGAATACGATATGTCGTTGTAGAGACTTTATCAGCAGCAAAAATTGATGGAGTTTGTTTTTGGTTGAATGATTTTGCGCCTATAATAGGGATGTCAATACGATATGACCGTATTGATAATTTTTGGTTTGTTCTAAGACATGAGTTAGAGCACGTTCTCCACCATGATGGTCGATCTGCCATTATGTTGGATACAGAACTTGAAGGAGAACGAGCAGGCACTGGTGCCGGTATCTTGGAAGAAGAACGTATAGCGAATGAAGCTGCCACGGAGTTTTGCGTATCCAAAGCTAAGATGGACAGCTTTGTAGCACGAAAATCGCCCTTTTTCCATGAAAGAGACATCCTTGGTTTAGCAAACACCTTGCACATCCACCCCGGTTTGATAGCAGGGCAACTACAACACCGAACAGGCAGATATGATCTCTTCCGTAAGCACTTAGTTAAAATCCGCCATGCTATCGCCCCAGGGGCGATGGTTGATGGATGGGGAGACGTTGCTCCTATCGGACTATAAGGAGGACTTAGTGTTAACAAAAAAGCACCAATTACAAAACTTCATTCGGTATTACAAGGAGCAAACAGGAGAAACACAGGTAAACATGAAAGATGTGGCTCGATTTGCGGTATCAAATGGATGGAAACTACCATCCCCTTCCGATCCGCTTGATATATTGGCAAAAGATTTCTCTGATGCTGCCCGTGAAGAGATCAAGCATGATAAAAAAACAGGGCATCCATACCGCGTAAATCATGCAATTAGGCAAGGACGAGGACAACAACTTCATCTCTGGATTGATATTGATGAAGCCCCGCGTAAACCAATGCTCAAGAGTTTGATACAGCGACGAGAACAAATGGTTGGCGATGGTCTACAACTCACTTATGACGCTGATCATTGGAATAGTGTTCATGAAAGAGAAGAACCTATCATTATGCCTTTAGATTTTACGGACGATATTGAGTGGCGCAAAAATGCCCCAAGAGAAAAAAGGAAAGCGGTTTAATCATCGGTTTTTTTCCATCTTGCTTGAGCAGCTAATGTTGCTATTTCTTTTCTTTGTTCTTCTGTTAACTTCTCCGCTCTTGCTTTGCCTCCCTTCAACCCTCCTAATCTTCCAAGGGCTACGGCAGCGGGGTTCTTTTCTCTGATGGGTTCTATTGGCGGGGCTTCTTCGGTAGGCTTTGATTCTGTGGTTTGATCTGTGATAAACTTAGCAAGTTGATTTATATCGGTAGGGGTCTTTTTCTTCATGCTCTAAGTATAGCATGAGCGGTTAAGCATGGCAAGTGCAGAAAAAATGAAACTCACCCACTATCGAAAAATCCGCAAAATTCACTTTCAGGAAGGATTTATTGTCTACAGACATTCCAGGGATAAAAACTAATTATCCCCTACCAGTTTTTTTCTTATAAATCCCTCTATCGTTCCTATAGCTTTCGGTAGCTCTTTCCTTACCACCAGTTCATCTTTGTCATTGTAAAACAGCACATACGTCTTCCCATCTTCGTCTACGAATTCCATCTGGTAGTATTTGCTCTCGTCGGTATCCAAATTTTTAATACCTCGGCATCAGCTTCTCTGAATGTTGCTTATGTTTCACGAAATTGTCAATATATATACCGGCAAGCTCTGAATTTTTGAGTATCAATAAATTTTCTGCATTCTTCTCTTCTGCTGCTTTAGAAAAGTTAAATGAACCTGTAATAACAATCTGCTTATCGATAATAATGATCTTATTGTGGGCTATAGAATGAGCATCATCAATATATGTAGGCACTTTCATATTTGCCAAAAAAGTTGCTGATGTATAGCTTGCTCCTTGTTTCTTCGGTTCTTTTCTTTGTGATTTATCAACTATGACTTCAACATTCACTGCTCTTTTTTTAGCATTAACAAGGGCTTTTGCAATCGGCGCTGAAGTAAATGAATATGCCTGAACAAGAACTTCCATTGTAGCATTATCAATTTGTTTTACAATAGCAGCGGTGCAGCCCCCGTCAGGGCTGAAATAAACATGGGCAGGGGTGTTATTGAGGGTAAGATCAAATGAATGAGATGGAGTGCAGAAGACCGATAAAATTAGAAGGATAAAGAGAGGGGTTAAAACTGTTTTTCTCATGAAGATCTCCTGATATGGATTTATGAGCATTATAGTTCAAGGAATTGGGGATGTCAAAAGGGAAAGTGTTGGTTGTTTTTATCAGTCAGATTTTCTGTGGGACATACCCGGATTGAAATATCCATCAAGTTTTTCCAAAGCTTCCATTCTTGCCTGAACTGCCATATTGAATGCCTTCTCTTCACCGTATTTGTTTATTGAGAATTTCTTTTGTTTTGTCTTGCCAGGTACAGGTGACCACGTGGCCATCCAATACCAACGGTAATTACCTTCTTTATCAGGTTCATTGTTTCTACAGTGACATACTCCTGGAATACCTGATTTGCAATTACGTTTTACAATAGAACAGAATTCTTTTAGAGTCAGAGGATCATATAGGGAGAGAATTTCATTTAGATATTTCTTTGCAGCGGCAAGAGCTTTATTCTTACTCCCATATGTGGCATCACTGAAAGAACCGAAGTGTTTCTTGTTTTTTCGGGATATGGTTACTACCCATGAATGGGTACGGGTTTTATCATTATCTATTCGTGTAATACCGTACATGACTCATATATCATAAAATAAATTCTATTCCGAAACATTGAAAAACACTTGTTCATATGCAATTAGGGGATAGCAGCAAAATTGCTTTGTTGAAACAATTAATAATAATAGACAGTTAATCATTGACGGATATGTTTCTGATATGGTTAAAAATACGAAAAATAATTCTTGCACCTTCAGGAGAAAAACATGACAAAGATAGACATTGTAAATAACCTATATGATAGATTGGGCCTTACGAAACAGGAGTGTGCCGATGTAGCAGATAGATTCTTTGAGATTATAAAAGAAACATTGGCAAAAGATGAAGATGTAAATATTTCCGGTTTTGGTAAGTTCACGGTGAAACAGAAAAATGCCAGGAGAGGAAGAAATCCTCAGACAGGGAATAAGATACAGATTGAGGAAAGGAAGGTACTACTTTTCAGGTTGAGTAAAGTTCTGAATGAGAAGGTAAATGAATAACCGGAGATCAGCTTTTGTTAATTGGAATAATAGTGGTGAAAATAGAGGTTGTTGACAGCACCTGCGAAGCGTGGGCTGCGTGATTTTGCAGAGGCAAAGATTACCAGTTAAAACGTACTTCTTTGCCCTTAATGGGATAATTATTTTTGTCACCTACGACTAAGTAATTAATAATAATAATTGAGTTATCGATAATTACTAACTGAAATGTGGTAGAACAGAAGGCTGTGCAGCGTGGCCGTTTTGAATATGCAGGAGCGCCTGGTTATGCCTTTTTGGTCTTATCTTCCGACTTATTTAATTCCCAACTTTGATTTTGAAAAACGTCATATCCATAGCTTGTGTAGTGGCCACAGGTGCAAGCAATGCTATGAAAAGGCATTGATGCGTCTTGTGTGTGCCGGTAAAGCGAAGGATCGCAATCTCGCGGAGCGCGCCCTCCGTATTTTGATATCTCTCTATCACGCCCGCAATGGAAACATCGGATGTAGCGCGGAATTTTACGAGATTTCGTAGGCATTATATTTTCTCCCATAATATTTTTTGCTTAACAACAAAATTACCCGCCGACGAAGGAAGTCGGGTCCATTTTGTTGTTAAGCGTTTCTTTTTCGTCATTTCTGAACTTTGCCCTTTGCACGGAATCGGATAGGAACCGCCAACAAGTTTTCATAAACAACACGAGCTTGATTTAGAAGATCGTCATAGGTGATTACCTTTATATGCCCACGACGACTGAAATTTTCCTCATCTAATCTCTTTTCCAATTCAGGTGAAAGCTGCGAGTGACGACCAATGACAACGAGCCCTTCCGGCCTGCGTATCCCTGGCAACTTGGATTCTGCGTAAGCACGATTATCCGCAATCCATGCCTGAAAATCTCTTAATTGCCCAATAGCGTCGTTCAATTCGCTGTGGATTCTACCCTTGACTGTGAATAAGCGGTCGGTTGATTTTTCTATCTCGACTAAGATGTAGGTCCCATCCACCCTCCGGACAACAAAATCAGTAATAAAATCGTCACCTAATTCGTGCTTACTTCTTAGCTCAATTGCCAGTGGGTCAAGGAATATAGGATGGTCGAATAGAAACTGATGGATTTCCTCCTCTTTTCCATGCAATGTCGCGAGAAGAGTCTCGAACTGCTCTAAGAGTTGCTTGTTCAATGTGAGGTGCGAATCAAGTAAAAGGGAAAGAAATGCATCTCGAACAGAATGGTCGCTCTCTTCTTTTACTGAGACCATTGTCTCCATGGCGAAGTTTATTATTAATTTCCTTTGAATCTCGCGATCTATTGCTTGCTCTAAAAGTAAACCTCTAAGTATTTGAAGCGCATACATAGATAAAACCGGCGTGACAGAAATACCGCATCTTTCAAGCCAGTCAGAAGGGACAAACATCGATTTGATTTCAGAAAGGGGGATATGGGCGGCAAGAGCCAAAAGAATTTTCTGGGCATCGGTGCTATGTAAACCTGAAAGAAGATGCTCTTTCAATGAATCCAGCCCTGACTCACCCCATGCAACGAGAGCCAAAAGTGCTGGTACTGCGATGATTTCATCAAAGAGTCCATCCATCTCTGATAATTCGATTACAAAGGGCAGAGATTCCTGTTCATGCTGGCGTGCAAGTAGCGCTATACCTGATAGAACTTCTTCTACAGAAATATGCTGTTGATTGAGTAATTGTCGTATTTCTTCGATCATTTGTCCTATTTTTTAGCCCAAAATCATGGCTCACCTGGAGCCTGATTTTTAGGCGATCCGGTGCAGCCGATAGTTATGTGTCTAAATTACATGTGGAACGTATCCGGGAATGTTTATTGTGTCGTAATACTTGTTATTAATGTCAATAAGAAGAAGAATGGGATCGCCATCTTTCATGAAGTTGGGAAATACTGCTTTATCGACTAATCCCATAGTAATTTCTTTATCTCTCCATTTGGCGGGATACTTCAACTCAGTGAAGTTGAACTTATTGTGGGCACACCCGTTCCTGACATGTCGCAAAAACTGGATATCCGGTTCTTTTGCGATAGCATTATAAGTTTTGGTTTCTTTAAGTGTTTCCCAAGCGGATACCACAAAAATCTTGTTTATTTCGCTGAAGGAGCTTCTTAAGTTTTTAGGGGAAAGTAGCCCTTGGCTTTCAATTTCTCCTATGATACTCGTAACGTTCAAGTTTATATGCTGATTTGGATTTGTGTATGACGATTCAATTGACGCGGTAGGGTAGTTCTTTATCAGTATGGCCTGGACATCTGGAATCCGGAGGGCCATCACACCAAGGCACATTTCCAGATAGGCGTCATACGTTTCCGAAGTTATGAACTTTTCCATTTTGCCTCCATTATTCGTTCACATAACAATTAATATACCAAGTTTGTTTTTCTTCAAATGATATACCAAGTACAGGAAAAATCAATAAAAAATTCCTATATTTTCTACAATAATAAACATAAATTATGTTGTTATGTGGTTTTTGCTGATATTACGTTGTAAAAACAAATATACCTTTTTGTGGTCTTTTTGCATGAGGGCTTTGAATAGATGATTACCACATGAAACATTTCATAATTTTAGATTCGTCCGCCTATCGCTTTCAGGAAGTTATTTATGCCGCAGGGAAAAATCATGAAGTGTGCATTTCGGGGAGAAAGCAGTGCATCCGGCAAAAACCACGTAGTATCAACCACAGGAGCTATACATAACAAATCCTGCTTTATCTCCTAATATAGCCAGTTACACCATGTTTTCCTTTTACATGTTTTTCTATCCCCCAAGGGTATCTTCAATATTGCATATGATTGTTCGCCAATCAGCATTTTTTAGAGTAAATACCTGTCTTCTGTCTGGCTCCGCTGCATGACGAACTCAATAGTATTGTAATAATCCCGGTAACTCTTTATGTTTCGGGCTATTCTCGCATTTCCATGTCTGGGTCATTTGAGGCAAATTCAACCGCATCTCCGCCGTCTATGGTCTCCATAACATGGAATGGATCATCAATCATGTTTTTGGCCATTCGCATGTCCTCATAGAGGAAGGCGGCCATAATATTCAATTCCGGCTTGCCGTAATCCATAGTTGAAAACCATTCTTGATCGAGAAAATCTCCAAAAGAGAAGTCTTCTTTATCAATATAGATTTTCTTCAACGGCCACCAGTATGGCCCATAGGTCCTGTAGCGAAGTGGGCTCTTTAGAAGAATGACCTTTAGATTTGCCGAAAACTTTTCTATCCACTGATCAAGGGGCTGCTTGGCCACGGCCTGCATTAAAAAAGGTTGTAAATCGTTTTCCGAGGGCTTATAGATGTCCATAATGTCTCCTTATGTCTCCAGTTCCTGAATCACCTTTATTTTTCCGATAAAGTATCCGGCTTCGTCTATATTTGCAACTGCTTTTATGAGCTGTACCATTTCACATTTCACTTTGATGCTCGCCATCGATGGGTAAAAGTGGCCGCCGCAAAGCACGGCCACCTGGTTATATTTTCTCAACATTGTTTAGGATGCGGCAATAAGCCCATGTCCTTCAAGTCTGGCAATAACTGAATTTACGGCATCCTTGATTCCGTTGACGTTGCCAAGGAAAGTATTCATTTCCTCAGCAGATACGAACCCGTAACCACTGGTCGTGGCCGTTCCTGATACCGCCGTACCATCCGCAACATGCAAACCCGGAGTAGCTACAGCAATGTTTCCGGTCTCGTCAAACACAGCAACCTTGCCCGTAGGAACAGGATCGACCGGGACCTTTGTTGCGAGCCCGGACAAGCTCTGATTGTCTGATCCGGGAGCGTGGGAGTTTGTAATGGCACCCTTCACTGCCGCCACCGTAACAGCATTCGGGCCACCCGTGTCAAGCCCCTGGTCTGTTCCCTGGGTATGAACCTCGCTTATTTCAAGAGATGTATTGAGCCATACCGCAGCACCTTCCGTTGCATCGACACAGCGGTAAACCTCGTGAGGTGTTGCTGTCGTGTTGATCCAGACAGACCCCACAGAATATCCTTCCGTCTCGTCATTGTCGGCGTCCGGTGTAGTGGTTGCCCCGTAATTGTCCTTCTGGAAAGGCATGTACTCAGGAAGTACACCATCATCAAAGGTTGCAACTGAAGTAACCACCATGGCTGGGCGTTTCGCCTTCACCGCCGCTGTGATCACAATCGCATGTTCTGCCGGAACATTGACGGAAATACCGGCGCTTCCAATTGTCCCGCCCGGCACTTCAAAATCAACGCCATACCCGATGTAATGCACTCCCGATGAACCGTAATTCTCAAACTTCAAAGCTGTTTTCAGCATTTCTTAAAACCTCCTTATGCAATTAATTCATAGATTACCTTCAAGTCAGTCGATGAAGGCATGTGCCACCAGGCTCCTTTGAACGCTTCCCCCGCATCCGAAAAGAACTGAGCCCCATAACGCGCTTTCAGAATGTCTTTTGTCCTGAAAAGCACACCGCTTTTTCCATTTCTGTCCTGGAAAAACCACTTCGCAAAGGGTTCCAAAACGGTCCCCCTGCGCCCTTTAAACCCTGGCAAAGCCATGCTTGTAATGTTGGTTTTGACCGTAATGCCGATTTTGGCAAACGCTTCTATTACTTCCTGCGGGACCTCCTTATAGCGGGGATCACTCTTCAGCGCTTCCTGAGCGGCCCGCTCTTTATCGGCTTTCTTGGCTGTCACCGCCGATTCCAATTCGGCCACTACCCCGTCAACATATTGATGGGCGATCTGTCTGATTTGCTCGGCATTATCTCCCAATTCTATTGTACCAGCCCCTATTACGTCAGGAAGTCGGTATTTCAGGTTTGTCATAGTGGTAGAACCGTCTAAAACAGATCCAACAATGGCGTCAAAACCTCCCTTCTCTTCCAGGAAAGTAGCCCATCTTTTGGCACAATATTCACGTACTTCGACCTCTGTTGCTGTTTTCCCATAGCCAAGAGCAACTTCGTTGTAGTTGTTGCCGAACAATAGCCCCATTATGCCCGAAATATAGTAGCCCGACCCACCTTCACGCTTTACCGCAAGGTAGGCTTCACATACTGCCTTGCGAAACCCCTCGTTGTTTGGTTCGGGGTAGACGATAGCTGCCGCAAGGCCCTCAGTAGAATACCCGTCAGCAATGTTTATTGCTCCGTCCTGATTGCGAACGACATATATGGAGTGCTGATCCCAATTGATCTCTTGGCGGTGATCGAGAAACGTCTCCTTATCAATCCTGCCATCAATGAGCGAATTATAGTCATGCGGTTCCGACAATGCCTTTTTAAGGTTCAGCTCTTTCTCGGAATAGGAGACCTTTTTCAACCCTTTGGCTTCCAGTTTAGCCAGACTGCCAGCTAAGTACCACCCCCAATTACCCGGAACGCGCCCCAAGTCCATTGACCCGATCCGACCCGTGATATCTTCATACTTGAAGGCCCGGTGCACCGGATCAACCTCTGAAATCTTTATGATTCCATGTTCGTAATCACTCTTATATTCATAGCAATCACCAACAGCAACTACTTTGCCGGCCAGGGTCACACAGGCGCTTTCGGGTTTGTCTATCAGGGTTTCATCAAAGGGAAGTTGCCCTTTCTTTGCCTTTTGTTTAAGAAGACCAGCAGTCTGCTTCACTGTCGATGTCAGCCTGGTCCGTCTCTCATCAAATGTCTGATCCAGTGTTCCAAGCTTTACCGTAAAATTCTTCAGGGTTTGCTGCTTTTCAACAATTTGGCTGCCCAATCTCATTCGATCATTCCCTTCGGCAGCCGACCACCTTTCCTGAAGCCTTTTGATTTCTGCCTCAAGATCAGGAATTCTCTTAGTCAGACGCTCGCGCTCTGCCTGCCTTGCCACATCAAGGCCAGCAAGGTCCATAGTTGCCTGCGAAAGTATCTGTAACTGGTTTGCAAGTCGCCTTTGTTCTTTTTCGGCCTCTTCTGCCTGCTTCGCCGCCAGTCTATCCAACCGTCTCTTTTTGGCTGCCTCGGGATCTGCTTCAAGCATATCCATCATCTCATCTTGGCTTAAGGCATTTGCGTTTTCTGCCGTCGCGTCGGTACCGCCAAAGAGGTCGCTCATCCAATTTGATTTTGCTTTAAGTATCTCAAGACGGTATGCATCGAAAGACCCTTTCCCGCAATAGTAGTAGATGTGAATCATGGGGGCAGTGTTGCCCTGTCTGACCCCGCGCCCGTTTCTCTGTTGGATACTCGCAGGCGTCCACGGAAGGGTTAAATGGTGAATGGCGGTAGTGCCTTTCTGAAGATTGACCCCGACTTCCGCCTTTTTGTTACAGATCACAAATTTCAGGCCCCCTGAATTATACTGGTCAGAAATTTTTTGCAGGTCCTCCCCCTGAGCTTCCTCAGCGTTAATAATACCGATCAATTTGGCAATGGTAGGAATATGGTGCACAATTAGTCGCAAAATCTTTTGGTGCTGTGATTTCTCTTCCGTAAAGATCAGTTGCTTTCCGTCCGCCTCAAGGTCCGACCGTAGGTTTTCAATTAGACGTGCATATTTTGGCATGAGGGGGTGTGAAACATTTTCCATGGCAATGTTATTTTGTGGGATTCGATCCACAACCAGGTTCTCGTATTCTTTTGGGAAGACCACAACATAGCTTCCGTTTTCCGTTCGTGAAGTAATTCTAAGCTCTACAGTGACTTCCCGAGATTTACCCTTGTTCATTTCAGGATCAAGTCCGAGTGCATCCATTTCCTCGTCATCGAGGACACGCTTAACCTTGATAGATTGGGGAAGACTTTTTACCAGATCATCTACATTGGGCTTGTCCCCTTCCCGGAACACAAATGTCATTGTCTTATTATAGAGGTCCATGTCCGTCGTGACCCTATCCATGTCTCGGATAACGGAAAACATGCTTTCCTTCTTTTCCCCTCGACCCGGTGGTTTTGCAGCATCCTTTGCCCGGTCGCGCAAGATTGCATAGACCCGTTGCTGTTCCTCGGTGAGTTCGATATTAAGACTTGTCTCCTCATGGGGAGGCAGCTTGATCTGATCGGGAAAGTCCTCTGCACTTTTCATATTTACATATTTGTGGAACATGCTGCGCAACCCATCAAGATTTTGAAATCCCGTCAGCCCATCTTTAGACTTTATGCCACCATCAACCATCATTTTATCTACGCTCGTGATTTGCCCGAATACGCGGATGAAGTCGTCTGGGGTATATATGCCGTAGCGTTCAAATTCTTCTAAAGGGCAGGTATAGGAAAGCATGTTGAATATCTCGAATGGGCTGTTCGTAACCGGGGTAGCGGAAAGCATGTAGGCCCCTCGACCATTGTTAGCATCGCGCAGATAGGCCATCTTCATGGTCATATCGAGGGCGCGTTTTGCGGGCGGGGCCGTGGGAAGATAGGCCACATCCTGGTAGTGCTCCCCAGCAAGGAGATTATTTTTGAATTCGTGGGATTCATCAATTATGATATCGGTGAACCCCATATCCTCGAAGTAGGGAAGTTCTCCCTTTTTCGCAGTTCCCTCATCGGAGAATTGCTGTTCAAGTCTTGTTTTCGCCACATCCTCATCGTAAGAAATCTTCTTCCCTGTTGACTTGTCATCGCCTTGAGCGTTGCCACCCGTCGCCTCTGCGTGCATTTTCTCGCTGATGAGCGACCTTTTGACCATCTTATCGGCATACGTCTTCTTGCTGTCCGGTCTCATAGGAATCATGCCGAATTTGTCTTTTGTCATAACAACAAGAGAATGATTTGACTGGGGGATTTTCCACATGGCTTCCCATACATCCTCTTTGCTGTTTCTCTCTACAAGAACATCCTGGTATTCAAGCTGTCCAGTAAATGCGTTTGTCTTTGGGTTTCCCCTCTCGTCCTTGACGACTTCATGTTCGACTTGCCCATCCTTGCTTGTTTTTGGTTCAAAACCGATGAAGAGCGCATCGTTGAGATTACCCAGGAACTTCTTTGACTCATGATACCAGTTCCCCAGCACTGATTTAGGAACCACAATACAAGTTTTCTTGGAGCGGCCCATCTTTTTGTTATATGCATAGAGTCCGAGGGCTGAGTAGGTTTTCCCGAGCCCAACATTATGGGCCAGTATCCCCCGACCCTCTTCGGATAACCGCCTGACAGCCGCATTCTGATAACCGTGCAGCTTCACCTGTGGCGAAACTCCCTCCAGATGCAAATTACTATCTTCATAGTCAAAGGGCGTGAACCCATTGAATTTTCGGTTATATTGTTCAGCAATTTCACTTATTTCAATATGCTGTTGCATCCATGCGTTGAACTGTTCTTCGAGAATTCGACAACGGTCTTTATACTCTTTGATTCTTTCTTGTGCATCTTCTCCGGATGATGTGACATTACCGCCGTTGAGATAGGAGAGAAACTGCTTCGGGAAACCGCCCTTACTGTCAATTCCCACAAATTCGCCAAACGGATTATCATAGTCCTCTTTAAACTGCGTAGTGGTGAACGTCTTGCCGGAATAAGGGTCTTCTTTTTCTACCTTTTCCATTGCCCCGTAATTTACATTCGGGTACCCATTTTCTCTGAGAAATTCAACCACATATTTTCTATTGAACCACTTCTGACGCATACTGAATACAATATTGTCAGGCTCCGTTGTTATGCGCTTGCGCATGATCTCGGAGATTTGCTTCATATACTTGTCTTTAATCTGTTCATCCTTTTCCGCAGCCAGTGCATCGCCCATAGCCTGAATCTTCGGATAGATATCTCCTACGGTATAGCGCCCCATCGGGACAACGAAACCATCCGGGGTAATTGCCAGCGCGCCGTCATCGGCAAGGTCGGACAGTGACTTTATTTCACGTTTCCCTGTGTAAAGCTTTTGGATATCCTCCAGCTCTATTTCCCTAATTCCTTCCCGAACAAAGAGGTGTTCGACAATAGCTTGAAGATTTGTCGAATCATACTCCAAGGTCCGTCCCGATCCGCCCATGGTTCCGGCAAGCAGGTCGGAAAACTGGCCATTTTCATCAACAGCATTCTTGAAAAGGCCAAACATCTTTGAAGTTTCCCCGGTTATCAACAGCCCCTTGTTATTTTTAGGGTGCCCATAAGTATCGATCTCCTTGGAAACAAGCTCCTGCAGTTCAAGCCGATCCACATCTTCGGCAGTTCCGTCGTTGACAGAGTTCTGATAGCGTGCAATCATGCCGCCAATGATTGAGCCCCGGAATAGCTGTTCTTGGTATTCTTCCTTGGGCTGGCTCATGGCAAATTCGATGGAGGCCTTCTGTAGTGGGGTCAAGTATTCCGGGAAAGCTTTAAAGATGGCAAAGAGCTGCTTTGCGGAAAGAACCAGGGCTCCCTTTGGCGATGACAGGACTGCCTTCAGTTCGGCCAGGCTTGCCGCACCGTAGCGATCCTTGTCAATGGCCATGGATGTATCATCTGTCTTGACTACACGGGACCACCGTCCATTTGTCAGCTCATGCTCTGTGCCATTAATGATCTTCCGGTCGCCCTCTATATAATTCCTGGCTATGGGTTCCGATGCCTCAAGGAGGTCCCAGTTTATACGGGAGTCAAACTTTTGAGCCAGACGCACTTTCAGACCCGCATTGTCAATATCCCCGTCCACAACTTCCCGACTCCATCGATCACCCTCGACTTTCGGGACCCACTTGCCCATGATGAATTGGTGTCCTTCGCCAAGCCAGTATTGGCCGCTAACGAATTCATCCCAAACGACCTTTGCGGCCTTCATAATATCGAAGGGAACGGTGTCTATTTTCTCCAAGAACTCTTTCGGATGCTTTCTAAAGACAACGATGTCCACAACAGTGTCGGTTCCCTGGGCCGAGAACGTCTTAGACGGTAGCTTGTGTGCCCCAAGAAATTCAGCTTTTTTGTTGACTGCTATTCTGAATTTTTCCCATTGCCCTCCCTTGGCACCCACGATGTTAGTGGGGACGACCAAGCAGCAGAGGCCACCAGGCCGAACCTTGTCTAAGGCTCTGAGAATAAAATAACGTTCAATCCGCTTTTCATCCTTGTAGTCTGGATCATCATAAGCACTTGCACCTCGTGCATTGCCGAACGGGACATTGCCAACCACGGCATCAAAGGTGTTGTCTGGGGTTTCCATGACAACCTTTTCGAAGGATTGAGTTTTGATCAGATCATCCGGGTTGAGAAGCTGTGCCACTTTTGAACCTACAGGATCAATATCCGCCCCGGTGATGATCGTCCCTTTTGGCTTCGTTGCCGAGAAGACACCGGCGCCCGTGCAGGGGTCAAGAACGTTCCCATTCTCAAATCCGTTTGCCATCATACCATCCCACAGCCCTTCGGCCACATGAGTAGGCGTGTAATATTCAAACTGGGAATTCTCGGTAAGGCCACCGCGCCCTGAATATTGTTTCAGTATCTCCCGGTCCTCGTCCTTCAAAGCTCCAGAGTCCTTCACGCGGTCGATAATCTCGCGGGCCTGTTCATTTAGCCTCTCGCGGGCTTTAATGCCCTTGACTTTTAGACCATAATCCGAGCTTTCATTTTTGTAATTGCTCGGGTCTTTTGGCGACTCTTGACCAGGTATTTGCTTCAAGTCAAAAAGGGTTTGAATAACTACTGCTATTTCAAAGAAATTGCCTGCTGCTTGAACCTTAGATTTCCAATCGGGTAAAGCACGTTCAAGAATCATTATGCGCGTCCCTCCTGCAAAGATGTTTTGATGAGTTTCAATAACTTATCCATATTTCTCTGGTCACTGAGCATATTCAACGGATCTTGTTTTAGAGTCCGTCTAATGTTCGGAATGATACTCCGATTGATTTCTTCCCGTAACGTGGAGAAATCAGATTGTTCATATAATCCAATATGGGCGCTGTCTTTCATGATGCCGCTGATTTCCTGGAGATATCCAAGAATTTTTTTTATGTTCTTCCCGTAAGTCTTCCCCTTGCTTTCTTCCATAGCCAGAATGCTTTTGTATTTCTGATGATAGTCATCAATAAAAGCATCCAGTCTTGCGGTATCGTAAGAAGGGGTAACACTTCGGCGCTTTTCGATGATCAGATTGTTTAGGAAACTTCTTATCTTGTCTGCCGTGGGATTCTCTTCACGTAAGTAACGATCCCCTTGGGTCAAATAGCTGTCGGCTTCCGAGGTGATTTCCATGATTTGTTTCCGGGTAGAGGCTTCATTCAGTGCCTTTAGGTAGTTCCGGTATGCTTCAGCCCTTGGGTATGCTTGCCCTTGCGCCCTCTCTTCAGCAACCAGGACATTTATAAGGCTGGGAATGTCTTTATCGTTCCTCTTTTTATCTGATAGAATGTCTTGGTATTCATTTATGACTTCGGCGGGGATATCTTTCCCTGCCTTAATTGCGTCCTGAATATCTGTAAAATGCACCGCATAGGCTTGGGCTTCCGAGACAATTTCGGGATTACGTTTCCAGAATTCAGCGATTGTCATCTCCCACGACTTTTTGGAATTATTTATTACCATCGGGAATATCTTTTCAAATACTGAGAATATCTCATCGAACGATACCGACACGCTAACGGCCCTTCTCCAATCAAATTCACCAGTATCCTCAAAAAGGTTCTTTCCGCCATCCTGGACGTGGTCGCGAGGCTTAAGACCCTCGGTCATCTTTCCCAAATATGCTCTCCATGCAACGATTGATTTATCCTTGTTTTCGATTGCGGTTGCCCTTCGGTTCCTGCCATCAATAATGTCCCCGTCCGGTCCTATTAGGATTGGTTTAGAATGGTCAGCATCTGGATCATTGACAGGGTTAAGCGTTTTAGGATCGATTATTTCCAATTGCCAGTAATCGCCTGCCGCTGACCAGTGTTTTTTCTCGGCATCTGATACCTTTCCGAAGGTATCCCGATACTTGTTTATTTTGAGTACATTCTTATAGAAATCCTGCCATGCAAATGTATTTGCGGACTCTAAAATGCCTTTGGCAACTTCTGTCGCTGCATCTATATCTTCATTTTGGGCTGACTCAAGAATAGTATTACTCGCGGACTTCATGATGTCGCCTTCGCGTAGCCACTTTTTGAAGGCCTCCATGGAAAGCTCTGTAATTGCTCCTATCCTGTACACACCCTTACCATCTGAAAACCCTTTACAGTAAACTTCACGAGCATCTTCGCTGTCGTTACAACCAATAATCCCTTTGCATTCATCGAACTTCCCGGTATCTACATCAAGTTGATCGACAATAAACACCCGTTCGCTGTCTGTGTTTTCCCCTATATACACATCAAAATTGTCACCATCGGGGGCTTTTGTCTTTTTCACATATCCATAATGCGCAGGCATAGTAACGGACCACTTCTTTCCATTAGGGTCTATCCCGGATCGCTCGGACCCCTTCGGGTTCTCAATGGCGATAGCCAGGCCACTAATAGTTACATGACCCTTACGGTAATTTCCCGCTTCTTTTTGGGCCTCTGTGGGCTCAGAAAGGTTATTCTTGGGAGAGGATGCCGCTTTGTGGGCTTCCTTGTCAATTGCAGATGACTCAAGAATCTCCTTGACAGCATTCATATCTGCGCCTATACTTTCTTTATAGTGAGTGTAATGCTCTCTATAAGAAGGTTCTGAGGCCGGGGCTAAATTCTCTGGAACAGAACTTTCTAAAGGTCCCGACCTCCGGGCTTCTACCCCGGACAAACTTGGGGCCTTTCTTTTTTCGTAAAGCACATCAGGATCATGATTTAGATTGTAAAACAAGTGCCCCCTGTCATCTTCTCCGACTGTAACGCCTACAAGAATAATTTCATTTTCCATCTCAACTTTACCGTCAAAAAAATGAAACCTTTTGATATTGTCATGACGGGTTTTAAACGGATCAGAAACGCAATGTTTCCCATATTGAATGATAACGGGTGCAACAGGAAGTAGTTTGGCTTTTTTAATGTCCGTTTTTATACCGCGTCTAAACTTTTCCCACCCTTTACCGGAAAACCTTATCTCCCCAACACCTTCCCTGGTTACTGTTTTGCCCTGTAGTTTTGCCCTATAATAGGCTCTGGCTGTCTTAACGGAATTCTCCGAATCAATGTCATCACCTAATTCTTTACCGGTAAGCGTCATCAAGACACCACCTGCCGATTCAAATAACCTCGTCCCTTCTCTTGCGGTTTTTTCTTTTTCTATAGCCAGCGTTACAATTTGGGTCGGTGTCGGTAAAGGCTCCCCTGCATCTATAAGTTTGGGTGCTTTCTCATATTCAAGACGGGTTTTTAATAATCTGCCTGCTTCTTTAAAAACCGCTCCCATGCGCTTTGCGGACCGGATACTATCATTGATAAACCTGGCGATATGCTTCGTATCCTCCGATACATTATCAAAGAAACCGCCCTGATTGAGCACCATTTCAAGAGATTCCCCGTCTCCCTTTGATCTTTTAACCAGTTTTGCGGCCTCGATAATGCAGCCGGGTATGTTTATCCCCATAAGGTCCGATGATAAAGCCTTTGCCTGTGAGAATTCACCTGCTGCAACAGTCATGGCTGACAGGATGTTCTTTATTTTCGGGTCCATTTCCTCAGCCATAAGGGCAAGTAAATTATCATCCTGATATGCTTTCTGGAATATGGCAGCCTGTACACGGTCGATAAGCTGTTTTGTGTATCCTCCATCTTTTGTCATGTAGCCGGTTGCTGCAACTCCGCCCATGTTCTCGACGAATCTTGCCAGGAACGCACGGTTTGATGTAGCCGTTATATCTCCGTCTTCAGAAGGTTGAAAAAGGGCAAGGTCTTTGTCGGTAAGTTTTGCTGCATCCGCCCTGGCAAGTTCAGAAGGCGCCATTTGGGCAATCTCGTCTTCGTTGGCCTTTCTTGTAAACTCTGCCCGGTCTATTTCAGTAATGCGGATTCTTACCAGCACGGGTTTATCCATACCTTCGATAATCTTTCCGGAAATACCAAAATTACCTGAATTATCAATTATCCACTGCTTGTATTCCTGCCCTTTTGTACCTGAATTATATGCTTTGCGTATTGCTATAGTCCTGCCGTTGCCAGACTCAACAGTGAGGTCCTGGCCGATAACAGGAGCTCCCGTTGAAACGCTTGTAGATTCTCCAAGACGTTCCGGATTTAACTTTCCAGCCATTTGCTCAACCTGTAATTTCATACCTTCCCTGGTACGGTCCCTGGGCTGAAGGTCCTGTGAAAAACCCTCATTGAGAGACATATCATCATCATGGGAAGTAATCAGGCGGTCGATCTCTACCACGGCATATTGAAGATCAATAGGGGTATTGTCATTAAGGTAGGAGGTTGCCTTTTCGCCTTTGGTGATGCCTGTTTCATTTTCGTCGTCAAGCTCTGCGGATTTCTCACGCATACTCTTGATCTTACTTTCAAGCTCTGAAATCTCTCTGGAAATGAATTTCTTTACTACAATGGGCCCGAACATTGCCGCAAATACGTTCTCTATGTCGTCGAAAGAATGAGCGGCTTTAACTGCTTGATTATAGTCGGTGACTGGCTGGACACGCTCGAAAATGGGCTTGATAGAATTGGAAAGCGGGTCTATACTCTCTTTGTAGAGAGCGTCATGCTCTCTGTCAAAAGGCTCCAAACCCCGGGCTTCTAACCTGGGTAAAATTGGGGCCTTTCTTTTTTCCATAAGTACATCCGGATCAGAAAACAGGTCTACATATCCTTCAGGCGGGATAAATCCTAATACCTCAAAATCACGGATGCTGTTTTGTTTTCCGTCTTCAAGATAAATCTTGCTAAGGGTAAGAACATGGTATATGTCTTCAGGAAAGGTTTGATCGCTTTCTTCCAGATCGAATTTATAGCCTCTCATTCCGAATCCGAATTCACGAAAATACTCTTTTAAAACTTTCTCCGGCATTTTAAGGCCATAATTATTGATCTGAAATTTTGCCGGGCAGTCAAACTCTGTCGGTTCTATTCTAAGCCCTATTTCTCCTGCAAGGGTCATAATGTTAAAAGTATAAGGAGTTACCGGATATTGAATGTTTTCAATCATTTCAAGTCCTCAATAAATGTTGGGAGTTCTTCAATGTCTTGTAATTCAGGAGGCACTAACTTCTGTTTTACGCTGAGCTCCAGCTTGTAACCAATTGTTGATGCTGTTTTCGGATCAACAATGATTCCTTTTTGAACGTAAAGGAGATAAAGGAATACAAAATTTCTTGCGTCCTGCCTGTTGCTAAAATACATACCGTGGGTTGCCATACCAGGTCCTTTAGGATCACCGGGGTAATAATAATAAATTACTGTTGTTCCTTTGCTTTTGCCTCTGGACGCACCATAACCGTCTATGCTGACAATCAGCCCGTCGCCTTTACCTTTCCAGAATTCATCATCTTTGGCTTTTTTTGCTAAGGACGCATAGAATTTATCAATAATTTCCTGCCTGCTTGTCTCGTTTAATGCAGCTTGCTGCACGATTCCCTTTTTGGCAATTTCTCTGGCTGTCGGCTTTGATCTCATGAAGCCAACCATCAGACTGAACATCTGCGGATCGCGCTTTGCAAGAAAGATTGTGTCTTCCGGAGAGGAAAACATCTGTAACCCCATGGAAAGCACTTCGGTAGAGGCTTGGCGATAAACTTTACCAACATAAGGATCAAAGAAATCATCTGTATAGGCAACTTCATCTGATCTAAAACCAGGGTTCCCGGTAATGCTCTTCAAGCTCTTGAGCCCTTTCTCCTTTTTTGCTCTTGTATCCCGAAACGTTTCGCCCATGACTTCCAGTTTCATCTCTGCTTCCAGCAAGTGCGCCATTTCATGAAACAAAATCTTTTTTGTAAAGCGGCTGTCAACGTAGATTAACCCGCGAGAATGAATGGCATTTGCCCTTTTGTCTCCCTTTGAATCAAAAAACGCCTTGCCGATCCTGCCGCCTGTTAACCGGTAAAATTCTGCCATGTCCTTTCTGATTGCGTTTTCATCATATCCTTGCTTTTTTAGACGGGCTTTCGCTGTTTTACTTATCGCCTGGCTTTTTACCCACTGATCGGCTTCTTCTTCTGTCACGGGGGATACTTCAAGGATTTTAGCGACAACGACTTTCCCTGCCTGATCGGTAATCTCTTTTTTTCTGGCTTCCAGGCCCTTGATCTCTCCTTCCATATACTTGGTTTCAAGATCGGCCATTTTCTCACGGTATTTCTGTCCTATAGGCTCTATGAATGCATTCTGGAGGTCGCTTACTTTAGAAGAAATTTTGTCATATTCCTCGGCGTATCGTTTCAAATACTCATTTTGTTCTGTTGACCATTTGGGCCATCCTCCAGCACCGCTATCGCGTTGAGCTTTTTGATTGTTGTACACCCAGTCGTTGCGTTCTTTGTTCATGTCATATAATTTCTTTGTCAGGACGTCCAGCCCACACGCTTTTCTTGCCGCTTCCTTATCCACTGCTAACTGATTAATCGTCTCCTCTAATTCCTCATTATATTGCTGATGCAGGACATCTATTTTCTTTTGAAGTTCATCAATCTGATTCACATTTTCGTAAAAACTTGGCATAGCCTCATTGAGCAGTTTTTCTCCGTCTTTGCAATTCCTGTCAAAAAGATATTTGCCAACTAATGCAGGGGATTGAAGTTCTATTATGGCAGCATCTTTCATTGCTTTCCCTGCCATGTTCTTGAAGCCAGGGTTGTAACGGCATTCTCTGGCTATGCCTTCAATCTCACGGGCAATTTCGTATTTTATTTCAATGTCCGTTTCTGCCCGAAAGACATCATGAAGAGCCATAGCTTTCTTCGCAGCATCGTACTCTTTTTCCCATGAATCAGGATTAATACTGTAAGGAAAAAGACGAACGAATATGTTCAGAATGTCATCAAAGTTAAGAGCGTTTTGGACAAGACGAGGGTAATTGTCTTTTGCCGTAACAAAAACCACTTTAACTGGTGGGGTGTTGTCTGCACCTTCAAGTACTTTATCCTCTTCTTTGACGCCCATGGACTTTTTGAAAACGCCTACTACGTATTTCCTATAGGCTTCTCCGTCATCTGCCTCAGAAATACCGGCCTGTTCCTCGGTAATCTTCTTGGCTTTCTCCCATCGGTTTTCAGCTTCAGAAATACTGATGTTCTTTTCTTCTGCAAGAGTTCTTACAAGCGCCGCAGGCATAACCCAGTTCCCCTTAATTCACGTAACTGTTTGTTCTGGTCCAGAGTTTCCCGAACACTTCGCTGAGCGCGCTTTCCATGATTGCTTCAATCTTGTCCTGGTTGGTTTCAATGTACGTGATTGTAGGTGGCTTTACGGGTTCGATATCGTTAATTTCCTCTACAATATCCTTCAGGACCTTCAAAAATACTTCGGGTGGTTCGTTGTTGTATTTGCCTGCAATAAGGTCGGTAAGTTTCTGATTCTGGTGTGGCCCTCCCTGACCATTTATGTAATTGGAATATGCTTTCACGGCATCGTAGGGTTCCGGAAAGTATTCAGTAACCCCTGCGCCTTTCTGATACATTACCCGGTAACCTTCACCTTGGCTGTATGATAGGAGAGCATCTCCACCGATACCGCCATGAAGAGTAAAGGCAATGCTGTCGCTTCGATCCTCAAGGACTTCTCCGCCGTGATCGATTACGGCGTTTTTCATCTTACGGATATCAGGATCGCCTTTTGGGTATTCGTCCTCTGTACCTGTCTTTTCGCCCACGCCTTTAACCTGTCCAAGTGTCTTGGTTCTCCAATATAAGTCAAGTTCAACATTAAGCCGTATCAGTTCTTCGATATTGATATACCCCAGTTCTGCATTCTGTTTGTCATTGTTCAGGATCGCGTAACCAAATGCCTGAAGCTGCTCTTCTTCCGAATCCTTTTCTGTAATGTACCAGTCTGACCCGCCTTTGAAATAATGAAGATATACAACCGCGTCGTCGCCTTTGCCATCCTGCCCGTAAACCTTCGGCATGTCGTTAATAGCCTTGGCAATTTCCACAAATTTGTCTTTAAAGGATTGACCTTCTTCACCCCTGGTCCCATTACCCATTGCGGATAATTGAGACGGTCCTATAAAATGCTTTACCAGAGGCATGACATTATTAACGTCAGCTATCGTTGCAGGCTGCGGTTCAACTATGTCCAGCTTTTCCTTCAACTTTGCGAAAGCGTCCTGTATTTCCTTCTGAAGCGTTCTCTTCTCAGCAAAGGGGAGAGTACCAGCCTGAAGGTTAGCCAGATTCATTGTAATTACTTTTTGTAGACCTCGTTTTTCAGAGAATGAAAGCATGTTATGCAGCCTCCTTTTTCAAGAGTTCTGTTAAGTGATCCGCTGCGCTATTTAATAGAGAGTCGAATTCCTGAGCTTTCCCTTCTGCTTCCAGATCGGCAGCAGCCTTATCAAGGGCATCTCCCAACTTACCGGAATCTCCATCATATTTACCGGCAAGAATGTCGTTAAGGACGCTAACGGCTGGGGATTCGGTTGTATCGGTAGGTCCCTTAGTTGTATCCTGAGCGCCGCCTGCCAGTTTCAGCGACCCGTCAGCAAGGTATCCCTGAAGTTTGTCGTAGCTGATGCTGATACTGCTGTTATCGCTCTCAAATGTGATTGCGGGGAGATTTGAACCGCCAGCCTCCGCGCCGTCAAGCCTACGAACGGAAAACCCACTCATGTAATCATCCGCCTCAAACGCTGGCGACACAAAGGTTTTACGGCTGAGCATATACTGGTCACCAACCTTAAACTGGCTTACAACGGATTGATATTTCGCCGCCCACCCTGCCACGGTTTCCCTGTCCTTGATTGCAGCATCGAATGCCTTGATAGCTTTATCAAAGGCATTGTTGGCTGTGACAATTCCCTTTGCCTCAAATTTTTTATCGGCTGCATAAACAACGACCTTGCCTGCTGGCGCTTCGTCAACCATTTCAACGTAATAGGTGACCGATATGGTTTCGACCGCAAGCTTCCCTTTATAAGTTCCAACCATGTCGATCCTGAATTCGTTGTCGTTTGTTCCACTTCTTTCTGCGCCCCGCCCCACCAATTCTTGCTCAAACTCTGCCTTCTTTGCCTTAAATTCCGTCCTTTCCTGCTCTGCTTTCATCTCTGCCTCGGTCTTCGGAGTGTCCCCGCCTGTTGCTTTTCCGTCATTACCTGCCTGCTTTCCTTTCAGTGCATCTATTTTATTCTGTAAATCATCATTAAAGGCTTTCTGTTTCTCTATCCGTTCCTTCAGGTTGATAACTTTAGCATCTGCGGCTTCGACGGAATCCTGCTTTTCCTTCAGTGCAGCAACAAGCTCATCATGCTGTTTTACTACCGTATCAGCTTGTGCCTTCAGGTCCCCAAGTTGCTTTTTCTGTTCAAGAAGTTCTTTCTGCATAACCTGAAAGCGAACACTGTTTTTTTCCACCAGTTGTGCCGTTCTCTTGCCAATTTCCTGGAGGCTTATCTCAGCGTCATTTTCAGGAGACACGACATGGGTTATATCTCTCTTATTCAAGAGCCAACGGAAAGCAATAATTTCATCATCTGCCGTGATCTTCATTTTGTTGTTATCCGGACTATGGAAAATTACGCTCACCACCTGACCATCGCTAAATGGAATCTGGACAGTGACGGAAGCAAATAGACCTGTTTTCTTTGGTGTTCCGATTACCGGACTCATGGCTTCGATGTTCTTGTCTTTCAAATAACCGTTGAACACGCGCACAAGGGCGGCCATTTTAGTATCCGTCCGTGCAAACTTCTGAATCGTAATGGCTTCAAGAATCAGGAGCTCTTCGGTCTTCAGCCTGTCGTTTTCGTCATAAAAGTCCCCAGGGTTATAGACATCATTCACTTCATCCATGGTGGCAGTTTCGAATAGAAAACGTTCCTGCCTTTTATCGGCAGTCAGCTTGTAATATGCTTCAGATAACTGAATGCCGGTAAAGCCTGTAGCAAAATAGTCATATCCTGTTTTAATCCTCTTACCTTCTGTCAGTGGATTCATGCCGCCACCTCCTTTAACTGGTCGTATTCTGTCTGTAGAGATTCTCCCACGGCAACCAGATTGCTTAATTCGGTTTCAAGAGCAGCTACAGTATTGCTTTTCTCTGTACCGGCGGTTTCAATCTCTGTTATCTGTGCGGTGATCTCTGCGTTGGCTGTATTTGTGTCATCAACGGTAGTCTGCATCTGTGAAATATGCTCAGCCACCGTTGTGTTGACAGCTTTTATCTTAGGTATAACGACCTTTTGGCGCGCAAGAGCCTTCTCCTTCATTTTCTGATAATGAGGTTCGTTCGCCTTAACATAATCAACAACTTCCTGAATCGCCTTGTCGAGGTCGTCAACGTTCTTGATGGCCAAGACTTTGTTGTTCAGCTTGACCTGGAAAATTGAGCCACCCGCTTTTGCTTTCACGAGAAGTTTCTGTCCGCTCTCGAAGTTAATGATTGCGGATTTTACCTGGAATCCAGATTCACGCTTTGCCTTATTATCGGCCTCCACGTCAGCAACCGGCAAACCCGTTTTCTCGAACTTTTCCAGAATAGGCTTTAGCCCCACCTTGTTGAATTTGTCAAAATCGATATGAATCATCCTTAGCCTCCCTTTCAATTAACTGTTTTAATCTATTGGCATCGTGGGCCACACCGGATTTTCATAATCTATTACCCCCGGTAAATCCCTTAACGCTTTTTTGTATGTCCGCCAAGCCGACTTTTGTTCTGCTAACATGACTTCCCAGCGATCTGCATTACAATGGACCGTGTCCGCTTCATTCAGTAGTTGATTTCGTTTTGGCCGGATATCCGTATCCAGCCATCTCTCGCGGTTTAATACCCATTTACCGTCATCAAAATCATGATACGCTGACGGCTGCGGATTATGATCAGCATCAGTTTCCTCAGGGAGAACATCCAACGCCTCGATCCGGAATTGTGTGCCATCGCGCTTCCACCACACCTCTCCACGGTAGTCAGCTACTATATGCCACGCTCCATCATGGAAAACAGGGGCTTCATGTTCACCTGCCTGCGGCGGAGCATCGATAGTTGAGTGTGCTGGCATCAGATACACCTCTTTGTCCTGCTTTTTTGTTTCGAGCGGGTCTATTCTGGCTTCAGATGCCCCCATATATATTCCGGTTAATAGATCATAATGATATATCTGCACACGTCCTCCTTATTAGTATCTAATTGTCCACATAACGTTTATGTTGATGGGACGGGTTTCGGTGCCGCCAGTTGCCTGAGTTGATACATCGCTGCGGTTACCGGCAGCCCCGCTACCCTGCAAAGTAAACGTGCCGCCCGCACCATCAGGTGTATTCTGCACATGTGAATGGCTTTTGAAAGCATCGCCTTGATTTGTCCCTACGTAGTCGCCGGTAGTCCCGTCGCCTCTGTTTGTACGGGTTGCTCTATCCGGGTCAATAGTTTGTCCATGCGCCCAGGCACGAGCAAACTTACCAGGCGTATTAGGTAAATAAAAATGACTGCTATCGGCATACCCGTATATTGGCCCACCAAAATATGTATATAAGCGGGCATATGTTGTTCTGGACAGGGATACTCCATTAATCTCCAACTCGCCCGCATCCAAATCTGCTATAAATTTTTGTTGTGTTTTGCCAACATCTTTAAGATAAGATGGCGCCTCGGTGCATATTACAAAACTATCTGACACCAACGTGTGATCTGGACTATCTCCCGTATCATACTCATATTCAAACACAGCAACCATCTGACAATAATGGGACGCACTGCGGGTATATGTACTGCCAGCCTCTAACAGCATGTGTGATAGGTCCGTTATTGTCGTTGTCGTAGTAACATTGCGGAGAGTATAGTCGCGGGATATCGCCCATATAATGCCGGTTCCGTCCCATATCGCATACAGGCAAGCCCAATATCGTGATCCATTTAACGATGTTCTACCCCAATAACCAGCAGTATCAGCCAGAATGAATTGAGATGTACCGGATAAATACGCTGCCGCCCTTGAACGGATCGTGTAGCCGTTACCATCAGGTACAGCTATGGATATAACGTTATTAGCATCCGGAACCGCTCCACCGCTTTTTGTGAAAATATCGAGCTTATTCACGGTGGAGTTCGCAACAATTTTTAAATTTCTTACAAACCCAGCGCTCGCATGAGCCGTTACGTCTGTATTATGGTTTCCTACGGCTGTGGCAATTTGGGTAGGGATGTTGTGTGCGGTTGTAGACTCATTGTGAGTATCTGCTCCTCCCCGGATATCCTCATGAGCTGTCTCCGATGCGTTATGAGTCACAATGTCCGAGACCTTTGCTATGGTCACAGTCGGATCGACAACCAGTGTGATAGCGCTTGCGTTTGAAACCTCAAAAATTAATCTTACGACAAGCTCTTTCCCGGCACCCTCAGAAAATAGAGGCTTATACGTTACGGGAAACTTTCCTACAGCGAAGAGATTCCCTGTGCCGCTTATGAGACCAGCTTCTCTTATGTACCACCCTCCTTCCGTAGAGGGGATTACCATCTCTGCTATCACCCATCCAGGGTTATCCGGGTCCGTGGTTACCGAGTTAAGCCCCGCCCTATAGACCTCATTCACAAGTGAAGTCTGCCCTTCAGATGGTTCATAATAGTTCCCGTTTCCGTCTCCCAGCACCATATGCGTCAATGCCACTGGGATTGAAAGCGAGATCGCAGAGGAATATTCTGCCTGTCCCAATGATGTCAGTATGTTATAAAATTGTTCCGACATAATTCTGGCTCCTTTTTATTGTGGCCTGACTTCAACTGTTTCCAAACCAAATGATCCGCCGACAATTCTTGTCCGCGTTGTGCTCACCTCAAGAGATGCCCGTGTATATGGGTTGACGGTTGTCGTCTCACTACTCATCTCTCCAATCGCGATTTTGGGCATGTTGTTACACGACAAAGAGGCATATAGGCGGCATCTATCAAAAACGATATGTAGAGGCAAGAGGCTCCTGCACCTTCGGACAGCCAAATTTGCAGTATCTTCAGAAATTGGAACACTTGACATATCGATCACGAGCACGCCCCGAGATGTGAGAAGGCAGTTGTCCACGCTCTCTCCCAATACCGCAACATGCTCGCTGGTGTAAAACGCATCCCCATAGTCTGCATCTGGAAGCATATACAGGGGTTTCCATTCCGCAACAACCCCGAGACGCACCATGGCTCTCACAAGCGGAATGTCGGTTTCCTTTTGGTGTAACTCCATCTTACGCATAGCAGTGCTGACTGGGATGTTTTCCTCGGCAATACCATCTTCAAAATATGGACCTATCTCTACGAGAAGCTTTTTTTGATTGGTCGAATCAGCCGTATAAATGGAACGTAGGTTGGCGATTACATCGTAATCAGGATCAAAATTCTCTGCCCAAAACTCCTGAATAGCCTCGGCCAATTCCTTCCACCGCGAGGAATCTTTCTTTACGGGCGATAATCTTTTCTTCAGCCAATTTATCATACGTAGCTCAACGATATTGTGGTTGCATCCATGTCTATGCACACCATTTCATTCAGTTCTGTCGCTTCAATCGTTCCGGTACATACAACTTCAAAATAAGCCCCGCTTGTAGAGAAATACCCGGTAGAGTTAATGATGCTATAAAAGTCCTTTACTCGCACTTCTGTCAGGCGGCTCGATGAATCCTTGCCATAATTATTTTCCAGGATCTCCGTGATTGCTGACAGAACATCAGATACAACTACGGTGCGAGAAACCTTCCCTGTAATAGCAAGAGAAAACGTTGAAAAAACAGGGGCTACCCACTCAAATTTACGATTAAGAATATTGACATCGGCAAGCGCTTCTGTAACTTCGGTAGAAAGGTTTGGCCGGTCGGTTGCATAAGCGGAAACAAATATCTTGTTGATATACTGAAGGCTTGCCCCATGAAGCGCTTCGGCTTCCTCTTCTCCCCACACTTTAATCCAAAGGATATCAGCCACTGCCCTTTTGATGAAAAAGATATAGTCATCACGCCACACAAGTTTTTCGTTGTATATCGGCCAATATTGGAGATTCTGTCTCATTTCCTCGACTGTCTCCGCATCCTGCCCATCTGTGATAGCTTCTGTTGTGACGATGGTTAGGTCAACAGTTTCCCCGGCGACATCCAAGGCCTCTCCTACAACATACAATGATTGCCCCTCGGCCAAACTTGCATCACCATCGGTAAGCCGGAACACAATCTTCACCGAGACCCCAACGGGAAGGATGGTTCCAACGTAACTATTACCAAAACGAATCCCGGCTTTTCCCGCATGTGTATAGAACTCATCGTAGACACGGTCTCCCTCGTATGCATTCTGGAAAAGGCGTGAACAGTTCCAAAGTTCATACCTAAGACCCTCTCCCATATCGACGTAAACATCGAATTCATATATTCTGGTAGCCTGATCGAGCGTTAAATCACTATCAAGATCTTCATCAAAAAGGATTTCATAGAACACTTTTGCTTCTGTAACGACATGGGTAACTTCCATGTCGGACCTTTGAATAAATTCAACGGTGGCCGATTGGCCGGGGGTGAGGGTCAATGCTTGACTCGTAGCATAATCAAGGTCTGCATCGGAAGATAACGGTTGATAGGCAGGCAAATAAACTGTGTTTTCGCCATTGTTTGTGATCGTTCCGGATCCCGATCCCGGAGTTCTTTTCCGGGGAATGTACTCCCGGTCCTCAACGCGTGCCAAAATACTGGATTTGTTCAATGCCGTGGAGAGAAAGAATTCTTGATAAACTCGCTCTATCGCCCAAAGCGACTCTCTCAACGCCCAGCTCATAAAAACAGCAAGGTGGTTGACAAACTGTGATTTCGCCAAAGTCTTCCATGACGACTTCGCCGTGAGAATCTCTTTGAATTTCGCTATTGCTTCGTCTTTGGTTATCACAGTTCTATCTTCTCCTCAAATATTCCAATGCGGTGCATGATAGTTATCCGGCACAAGTCAATTTCTGTGAATTCAACACTGACACCCTGTATGACTAAATTTTCAATATCTTGCGGCATTTTTGTCATGATACTCATTTCTGCCACGACATTCAGGTTGATACTCTGGGGTTCGTGCTTCAACGCCATAAGGTTATGTCCCCACTCAGGGAGGTCAGCCAGAGTTCCCTGGGGAGTTTCCAGCCATTCAAATATCCGATCCTGTACGGCATCCTCATCACCATATTTTCTGACCTCCGTTGTCGGATTCAGTTCGAGCAAGTGGTCAAATTCTTCGATATAATTACCCATATTACATCCTGTCGTATGCCATGAGAGTCAGCATGGTGTCGTCAAATTCCGTCCGGATTACCGGAGATCCCGATTGCTCAGCATCATCTTTGCCCGACATCTTTGCAACGCTTGCATTGAGCTTTTCGAGGACAGCCGTCAGCATACCGCTGATATCAGCGCCACCCTGCTGCAAAGACCCCTTTGCCTGTTTCGGTAGCTCTTCCATCTTTGCCATGGCTGTGGTCATTCTTTCCGGCTGGCTTACAGGCCGTGCAGGTGAACCCGTGGCAAGGGCTGTAACCGGTTCGGCGAAGTTCATTGCGCCATCGATAAGCTTTGCATCAACACCTTTAATGCCGGTTGCTTCCATAAGCTTTGCGCCCAACCCTTTAATGCCTCCGGGTGCGTTGAAACGTCCGCTTGCCGTGGGAAGAGCGGTAGCGACTGTCATAGGCTGTGGCTTGGCTGCATCACTTCCGTCAGCAAACATACCTTCACCTTTATTCTTGAAAGCAGGTTTTGCAGTGACTGTTGCTATGGGTTTCTCATCAACAAACATCCCCTCGCCCTTGTTTCTGAATGCAGTTTGTGGAGTGACGGGCTTTACATTATCACTTCCGTCAGCGAACATACCTTCACCTTTGTTTCTAAAAACAGGCTTTGTTGTATCGTCAGCTATCGCTGCTTCCATCGACTTTGACCCTGTGGGTTGCCTTGTTTCGAGCTTTGCGACCTGAACGGGTTTCTCCGCATTCGCCAAAGGCATCTCGGCTTTACGGGCAATGATGGTCGGGACAGCAGGTGCTGCAGTAGCTCCCGATAGAGGGTTGGCTAAATCTGCTGCTGTTTTACTTATGCCAAATTTTTCGGGGGATTTAGTTGCTAATATTGGTGACGCATCAACCGAAGGTGGCTGCTGCCCTTTATTAGCCAGCATGGAATTTGGATTAGCGCCTGCCGCTACTGCATTGTCAGCGTACTTAGTCCGCCACATATTGAGGAAATCACGAGCGCTCATGCCCTCCTTCCCACCGTTCACATTCATCTGCTTTCGCAAGGCATCGGAGACAGGTGCATCGTTCTTGCTCGCATCAAGGAGGTCTACGACCCCGCCTTTTCCAACTCGCCCGACGCCCAATTGATGGGCCATGTATAGATTAGAGTCGCTCGTCGCTATCCCTCTTTTTTCAAGTTGTTTTTTATTGTCGGCAGTCAGCCTCGCTGCAGCTTCAATATTGGCCTGGGGATCAAATTCTTTCCCTGAAATTCCATATTGACGAGCCGTACCACCAACGAATTGATAAAGCCCCTTAGCGCCTGTCGAACTGACCGCGCGTGCATTCCCCTGGCTCTCAATGTGCATCATGGTCTTCATATAATCTTCCGAGACACCGTTTTTGGCTGATGCATCCTTCACCGTCCCGGCATACTCGGTGTCATATTTGTTCTGGAACTTGACATCGGGCTTTCCTTTGCCGGTTATGAAATTTCCTATAGCCTCTTTTGTGTCATAGACCTGCCCCCCGAGGTTCCAGCCTTTTTTGCCCGTAACATTCTCTCCGGCAGCATTCACGGCATTGCTAATAGGGTTCTCTTTCCCGGTTACGGCAGAATACGCAGCGCTACCTACCGCTCCCGCCGCTGCAAGTCCGGCTGCAATCGTACCAAGAGGTATGGCTGCAAGCAAGGGCGCCACCTTTGCAACCATTGACCCCAGTTTCCCCATCATACCGCCGCCAGCACCACCACCTATTCCGGGTATTTTTGCCATTCCAGGGATACTATTCAACTTATCAAGGAGACCTCCACTTCTTTTCCCTCCGGGTATCTTTTCCGCCTTAGCGCTTGCAGATACCTGTTTCTTTCGCAGCACATTCCGGGCTTTTTCCCTCATGGTTGACCCTGGGCCTGTCTCTTTGGCCGGGCCTTTGCCCCCACTTAAAATGGCCTTGACAAGCTCTTCGTGCCTCTTTTCATCTTTATCTTCCGTGTTATTAATTGCTTCAATGATCTTTGCGGCCTCTGGGTCAAGAAAACGACTTTTCTGGTCATGGTTGGCCTTGACGTCGGTTGCCGTCTGAGTGCCGTTTCCCCCCTTAAATTTTGTATACTTTTCTTTCAGCGTATTTTTCGAGTCTTTGAAATCATCATAATGAGACTTCATCTCTACTACTGCGTCATACATTGGTCCCAATGTTGCCCGGCCCACAGCTTCCCGCATTGTTTCTTTTTTATCTCCTACGCCTCCTTTTGTCATATGAACAGCGAAAGCTGTTAGCGTCGCCAATCGGCCCCTGTTTTTCGGGGAGTTATCATTACTCTCGTCAACCTTAACGCCTTGTGCTCTCTGTTTACCCGTAAAACGACCACTTGCGTCTCTTTTCGGCTCAACAGTGACCACAGCGGTCTGCGAATCATCTATTGCAGCTCTCTGGGGACTTGCAAAGCCCACAGGGGATGAAAATGTCCGTCTCTTCTTCGGGATAGCAGCTTTCTTTGCAGCAATAGCCATGGTAACGACGGCTTTATCCGCTTTTTGTCTCTGGACCTTCTCTTTATTTCCTGCTGGCGATTGTGCTCTTTCGGCACGGACTGAAGGAGGGGCGGATGGGGAGACTGATTCTCTGGTGTTGACAGTTGCACGTTCATGACCGGCACCAGGTCCTGCGAGAAATGTTCCTCTCTTTTTCAGGGCAGCGGTATTGGCCTCTATCTTCTTGAGAAGAGGTAAGACAGTTTCATTGTTTATATTCTCAAGTACTTTGAGAATATAAGAGAAGGTGATTATATCGTTCTTTTCGTCGCTCATGCCGTTATCGTCTGGTTATCTTCATTTTTCTTTGCAACGCCTTATGCAGCGCAATTACCTTGCTCTGTGGCGACCTTCTTAACCCATCTATTGTCTGGTTCCCGTACAGGCACAGATTTTCGATTATGATGTCCCAAGACCGTTCGCTATAAACCTGGTATGTAGTTGATATTCCAAAAGGGATAACGCACTCGCGTTTTTCCACCTCCTCCGGGGCACTCATGGGGCGGCATAATGAGATAACAACGGCCCTCGTCGTATTCCATATCAAGCCCATGCTTTATCTCGGAAAGTAGACCGGATACCATTTCTGCAAACACCGAAAAATCATCCAAAGACATTGCCAGAATCTTATCTCTGGTCCTGACTTTGATCTTTTCCCGGTCCCTTGGCGTTTTGTCTGTTCTATCTTCGAAAATTACCGACATGGTGAAGTATTCAAGGGTCATCGCGGCTTTTGCCTTTTTGTGCTCCAGTCCGCCAGGGGCAAGCTCGAACATGAGGCGCTTACGCTCCAGGTCTTCCATGTCCCATCCGGTAAGAGGATGAACTACAATGTTTTCATCTTTCCACTGACCCTTTCTCAGTGGGGACCCGTTGAGCGCCGTGTAATGGTCGCCAAGGACCCTGAAATCCTGTAAGTAGATGTGTTTTTCTCCACAGTACAGGCAATCGTAGGACAGGGCTATATCATGGTCTGTTGTGGTATGAAGCCAATGCCAGAAGAGGGCAAGACAGCGATCTTCCGCCGTCCATTTCCTTGGGTCCCTGATGGTCCCCTCCTGCATCTTCCTCAAGAACAAGGTGGTAAGCTCTTCCTCGTGGCTATCATCCACGTCCGCAAAGTCCATGGCATCGGCTACTGTAGCGTCTCTCAGTTGTATCTGTACTGTCGGGTCTGATGCTAAGGTAAAAGGCGGTATCATTATTTATTCACCCCACGATCTAAATTGTATGAAAGATATCGGAAACTCTAAAAATCCTTCAGAATCTACAGATTCTGTGATATCCCCCAGTTTGGTCGGAAACACAAACCATGTATCTTGTACCTCATCATTTGCCAGGTTGATGCGTTCAGCCTTCCTGACATAGCCAGCTTCGCCATATGGCAAGTTAACCGTCCCGTCGTAGTTGATCATTTCTTTTGACCATGCCGTAAACCAGTCATAGATACGCCGATCCTTGTTATCTCTCATAGTCATGGAGAGTCCCACAGGAGCCGTTCCGGTAGGGTAGGTCAAGGTCTGCATTCCAGCCTTAATACTCTCTGTTTCTACCTCAATCGGGCTAAAAGTGATGTCCTTGACATAAATATCAAGATCATCCGGTGAGTTTTCGTCATCAATATCGAGACGAAACTGCCATCCTTCCTGAAAAGGCGTCCGCACCAGTTGCTTGGCGATTAATCGCAGTTTATTGAAATCTTCTTCCATCAGTACACCGTGGCCATCGGGATGATTGCCCGTGAATCTTCTATGGCCAGTTCAAGATTTTCCGCTCTGCTCCTCAGTTCTTCTTCAGACGGATATTCCGCCTGTATTCCCGTTGCCGTGGCTATCTGTCTTGCTCGTGCTGTATTAGGGATTGCGATCAGGGCCTCAAGGTAGTCACGAAGAAGTCCGATGGTTTCGGACGGCAATTCATCGTCATTAATGTCCATGTCGCGCAGATTGACAAAGTAGGAGACGATATACGGCTTGACGCTCTTCCCGCCTTGCACAACTACCGTAACTGAGTCTTTGCTCACCTGATGCTCGTGCCACCGCCCTTCCGCATCCGCCACATATATAATCTCCAATAGATCAGCAGGCGCGTCTACTTCTGTGGCGTTGTCGTCAAATTGAAGCTTTCTGACCACCCCGGCTTTATCCTGATAGGTCCCAAGAGCCTGTTTTAACAGGTTCGTCAATTTAGCTGGTTCAAGATAAATGACCTGAAACTGGGTCTTGACCTGGTCAAGCAACTCATTTGGTGTCATGATTTATTCCCAGGGGAGCGTTTCCTGCTCCTCATCTGCCCATGTCACCCAGTTGCCGTGAATGGTCCCGGTCGGCTTTATCAGCGTTGTCGTGTCGTCGACCGACAGATCGATGGCGTCGATTTCAATCCAGGCATCTTCCATGACAACGGAGTTCGCAACAGCCGAGTCTGGAAGACTCTCTGAAATCAGCGCAAGCGTGACCTGCTTGTACTCTTTATTTTTCACCCACGCCCGTAAGGCCTCCAATGCCTTCCCGGAAATAACTTCCTTAAAGGTGATAGTGATGTCCTGGGCGTTCATGAAGTTGCCCTGTTGATTGAACATCACTCCGTGGGGCCCCTTAGATTCAATCATTTCCCGCTTGAGGGCCGGAAGCTGAGTGGACTGTACGAGAAATTCAAGATCGGGATAGCCTTCAATGGTCATCCTGAAATCGTCGCCTTTTACTCCCTCGCCCATTGATACCAATTTTTTATACGAATTCTTAACCAGCGGCACGTTTTGCCGAACATTGGATATGTTAGCCATCTTTTTCTCCTCTCTTGTTTTTTACGGCCATGTCTGCCCGATGTTTTCCTTGTTCAACATGACCTTTGTGGATATGGACAGCGTTGCATCTGCCCTGACAAGATATCCCTCCTTGGTCTTCTCCTTATCCAATGGCACAGACATTGATTCAATGACACAATTAGGAATCATCATGCGTCGACCGATGTTCAGAATAACGGGCTGAGGAATCCTGCCCCCCGGTATAGTGCCCTTGATAAGTTCCATCACGGCACCGTCTTTCTCTGATCCAGCCGAGACATTGGGCCCCATCATCTTTTCGAGCTCGCGTAGTGGAAACATGACTTCTTTCTGTGCATCGTTAATGGCATAGAAAGAAAGGGTCAAGTTAAAGGTGTGCGGCCTGTTTCCTTCCCATATTTGTGTTGATGACAGCGTAGTAACTGATGTCTTTCCGGTTGCCGCCTGCAAAAACCCTCCCGTTTTCTCAAACATTCCCCCGAGGCTGCTTTGCTCGAACGGGCTGTTCCAGTTGGCCTGCAGGGACCGGGTTGTTCCCGGCCCTATCAGACCAATAACGCAAATACTTATTTTGCTTTCCTCATCCGGCTGGGCGATCCACGCCTTCAGATAGGGGCTTACCTTATCGTCGGCGTTGCCATATATCTGTAAACTTCCGGCTTTGCCTTGGGCGGTCGTCTTTTCAGCATCTGTCAGTGCCAATTACATACCTCTTTTGCGACGCATCCTCATCGATTTAGCTCTGGCAAGTTTTGCCGCACCGGTAAAGGCTCTTCTCCGGGCGATCTTCAAGCCAGCTTTCTGTGCAGCCGTCATCTTGTGGGGCCGTCCAATTCGTTTCGTTTTGAATACGATCTGTCCGTTTCTAACAACTTTGATCACGGATTCCATAATCGGGGCATTGCTGACAGCATAATGGCTGACCAGAGTGTCGTCATCATCCTGGACGCTCTGCATTTTCTCAGACAAGAAGGTCCCTAACTTTGCACCTTCTTCGTCATCTTCGTTGTCGATGAAAGTTTGAATGTTTCCGGCGTCTGCGCCCAAAGCGGTGAAGGCATAGCCGACCTCGGTCAGCAGGTCATTGTAATAGGCTTCCTCATCGTTGGTGAACTCTTCGTCTCCGTCCAGATCAGCAATGGTTGCGACGGAATCGGCCAAAGCCCCAAAGGAATAGTCCCCATTCTCCAACCACGTGAGAGCGCAAGCCATAGCCTGAGACCTCATCTGTTTTTTTGCGAAATCATCGATGGATCCCACATCGGCAGCTTCTTCGAATATCTTGCATTCCTTGGCCTTCTCAAAAATGAGATCACCGAAAATTTCATTGGCTTCGTTTGTTCCAAACACACCCTTCATATCCTTTTCCTCCTTATTTAATAAGTCTTGGCTGTCCCGCAATACGACGGGCCGCTCCGGTAGGGCAAAAGTCCCAAGTGACAAGCCAGAGGTCTATTTCTTCCTGTGTCACGTTCAGGATATATGGTTGTGTCCCGTCCGCATCATCTCTGGGTTTAACCAGGGCGCCGGAAGTGACAAGTTGATCAAGTATTTCTTTTGTCATCTTTGTAAGACCCTGTTTGGTGAGGCCATCCGGCTCGAATTTCATATAAGCCGCACCTTCGACAAACCGGTGGTCAATATAGTCGGCGATGTCGTTTACCCATCCGAACCTGCTGTAATTTTGCTTGTACCAGACGGTAAGATCATCGTCGATCACCGCGCCGCCAGTGTCCCCTGATACAACAGGGTTAATGCGAGCGTCGTAGAAATCGTCACGGTTTATTGCATCGTCCGGAAACAAGGGCTTGATACCGGTGCGGGTCAGTTTCCCCCGGTTGATACCTGCGGGAGAGTAATGAACGCCTGGGGTTGCTCCTGTAAAGTTTGCCAATCCGCGTGCTTTTGAGGCGACTGCCGCCCCTGATACACCCCAGACTGTTTTTCCGCCGTACCATCGGTCGTTCGCCGAAAACGGTGAATAATAACAACGTGCGTGCCTGCTCTCGACACCCATGCCTTTCAGCCATGCAATCGCCTGATCTGATTGAAGATTTGGGTTAACATCGAAGAAAAAGGAACAGTGCCGTTTATCCGCAATGTCTATGCAGTTTGCAATCACTTCTTCGTCGTAGACACCAGCCGCAAACATGAGGTTGCAGGTGTAGGTCTCGTTTCTAAATAAATCCCATGCGGAAATCCAGTTCTCGGTTGAAGGATCGTCACCATTGTCTCCGCCAACAAATGTTGCCTTGACCCCGTATTTCAGGCTATCTTTGATGGTATCCCATGTAAGGTCTTCATCAATGTTGCCCCTGAACCGGTCGCTGTTTTGTTCCAGAACGGTTTCAAAGAACGCCGGACGGCCCATGTCGTCTTTATCTGTAGGGTTAAGACCAGCCACATAAGTTTCAAGAAGGTACTCATCGCCGTTCTCATCTTTGTCATAAATGTTGATGGTGAATCTCTGGTCGTATTGCCCTTTGTATGCCTTCCAGGTGGTTCCGGGGATGGCCAGCGTTGGAGCGTCACCTGAAGACGTGTGCGCTGTGGTGCAGATCAGTTTCCCGCCCGTAACGGTTATTACATCATTTACTTCGTAGGACGTAGTAGTCACCCACGCGCCTTTTTCCGTTATGACATTTGTGATCTCGAAAGACCGGTTAGTGCTTGGATCGCCGTCAATGGGCCACACTTCAAGGACATATCCTGCCCCAAGAGAAAGAGAGGTCCCGTATGGGTGCCCATCCTCATTCGACGTTTGACCCACTTCAAGGCTGCCGGTAAATACCTCCCAATTTATTGCGTTCGGGGGGTCATTCTCGCTGGATGAGGTGTGTGCCAGGATACAGATATACGTGACGCCGCCAAGCGTAACAACATCATCCTTCACATAATCATGGCCAGACACCCATGCACCATGATAGGCAATCAATTTCACCAATAGAGAAGGGAAACGGGCCTCATCATCAATGGCCCGCACAACATTCACATAATTGCATTCCTTGACCGCGTCTGCAAGATGCCTGAGCCCTTCCATGAAGGTCGCTTTTCTGGAAAGAGGCTCTCCTAAAAGGCTCTCCCAGTTATCATCTCTTACCTGAAATACTTTTCCTACAGGTCCCTTGATCGCTGCAACAACCGTGGCACCCACGGATACCGGGCCTCCACCAGTCTTGTATGTATTATCAATCAACCGCAGGACGGTTATCTCTGCGGCATTTGTGATAACTGATTTCATTTTTTACCTCCACTCTTCTTTTTCTTCTTCTTCGTGTTCCCTATACTCACCGTAGCTTTCCCTTGTGGGGTCGTTTCCGTCGTCTCTGTCCCGTCTGTGGTTGTGGTTTCAGTTGTGGTTTCAGTCTCTGATTTGGATTCGGGCTCCCCTACCCCTTCTTCAGTAGTCTCTGCCTGCGGGTCCGTCTCTGTGCTGGTTTCGCTTACAACAGACTGGACCGCTTCTTTGGTCTTCTCTGCCGCAACAATCGGCGTACATATGACTGCGGGGTGCCTGTGTTTGAGGTAGGAAAGAGCATTTTTGACGTATTGGCGGGGAACATCGACTATTTGTGATGACCGTCCGGGGATGTCAAGAGTAAAACCTATGTACCTTCGATTTACCCCCGACACACTGTTATTTTCGAACTTGATTTTCATGGTTAGCCTCCTACTGCCGTTTCACAATCCACGCCCACTCGGGGGTGACTAATACAGAGAAATTGAAAGAAGGGCGATCCACCCGACAATAATTATGCGGATGGATCGCCCATGATATTCTTATTCCTCTGTGTCAGTAATGGCCAACTCCATGAAATACTCTCGGCCATCAAACGGATTCAGGTCGCGGTAGGCCAACTCCCACAGTGTGTTCTCATATTTTAAATCGCTCTGCATGGCGTGTTTGAATGCCATTGCAGGGATAGCGTCACCGGCAATGTAACCGGCCTCACCTATGTTTTTCCCTTTCGCGTAGCAGAGACTGCTGTAGTCGGTAGACCGCTGCGGATCCTCGTAAAGGTCCCACATGCCGAAAAGACGACCGACATAGTGCGGCTGAGGAATCCTTACATACCCCGGAGCAGGTGAGAAATTAGGCTCCTTCATACTCTTAAACAGGACCGCAGTCTTGGAATCAGCTACAAGGCCAATGAGTCCGGATGTCCCGGTCTGAGACATAAGTATTGCGTCTATTTCCAGGAGAGTCTGCTTTACACTTTCGTAATGTTCCTGGAAATATGTGCTGGCCGGTACATGCATGTTCCAGGACTTCTGTCCCTTCATATAGAAATACATATCGGCAAGGTGCTTGCGATCTTTGTCGGCACTCAGCAAGTTCCTCATAGCGAGCATAGCCATGCTGTCGGCATTCAAGTTAAATTCTCTGCGCAACCCCCACAAAGACTGGAGTGTAGTGCTTGCTTCAATAGCCGATTCGTGCGGATAAATAGTCCTTGAATCCATCTCGTGATTTACTGCCGGTATTAGAGTCGGGTCTTTTTCGATATCGATATCAATCCCGACATGTACCTCAATTCCGGTAGCTGGCGCTGTTGAAAAAACGGGGTGAACAATACCGCTGGCATAGTTGACCGTACCGGTTACGGTAATCGTGGTACCGCCGACAACAAAACTCCCCGACAATACAGCGGCCCCATCATCCTTTGCCACAACGTTGCGGTCATGGATAATCTTGATGGATTTTTTCTTGAAAGGCCGAATGCCGCCCCATTTTGTGTTAGAGTTCAAATCAAACTCATTTGATGATCCTGTTTTGGTTCCGTTGCCGGTACCCGTAAGAAATCGCTGATCCATCGTTCCATACTGACCGGCGAAATCATGGGTGATCTTGTCGTTTATGGTGAGGTCACCAAATGTACTGGCAGCTACTCGCCAAATCTTGAATATCTCGCTCTGATTGAAAGTTCCGGGAATATATGACACAATGTTCCCGGTAACGGACAGGAGCATGACAGGCAGAATAAGCGCCACCATGCGGTCCCTCATGAGAATCCCCTCTGTCGTCGAAATATTGGCTGCCTCAAGAAGCATACCGCCCACTTCATGTCTTCCATTTCCGACAGTTGCAGTAATTGCATTTTCAATAGCCTGATGAGCACTGGCAAGCATCTCCTCGGAGGGCATATGACCTCTCTGGTTACAATACTGCCTCAATGCGTTTGACCATGTAGCCTGAATTGTAGCGGCCCCTTTGCCAAGACCTTCAAAAATGCTTCCCTTGGTTGCGATCTCCAGCCGGTCTGCCCTTGTTCTACGATCACCAATAAACATCCCGGTTGCCTCATCAATCACTGGAACCAACAAAACATCCCGAAGATGGTTTGCCTTGTCCGTGATCGATTTTACTCTTTCATGGTATTCTTTCATCGTATCCTTTACCTCCATTTCGTAGGTCTGTTTTGTGTTGCTCCTCGTTAAGCGGCGCGGGGGTGCCGCGTAAAGTGGCCGTTACAGTAAGGGTAATAGGATTCGAGTTGAATGAAAATACAGGAAAAACGAAGGATTGTAATAGAAAAACGAAGGATTACATGATTTAGGGTGAAAAGAAATCGCTCCTGTCATTTCAAGTGGGTAATACAGTTTGTTGGCTGCAAGATATGTCGGCACTTGAAGTGTGAATAACTTCCTGAAGTTGATACTGCGTGGTTTTTGCCTTAGATGCAACACTTCTTCATGTAATTCACACTTCGTGGCTTTTGCCTGAAGCGTAATGTTCTTCCTGAAGTTGATACTGCGTGGTTTTTGCCAAAGGCACTGCTTTCTTACCGAAATGCACGCTGCTCGGTTCTTTCCTTAGTCACAAACTTCTTCCTGAATTTTATACTGCGTGGTTTTTGCCTTAAATACAATGCTTCAAATCGGACTCTACAACACTGATAAAAATTCCCCTTGACATAATGTCATAACAGGAAGAAAATGTGAAAGAGCAATGTTTTATAAAATTACTGTTAATTCTTGGAATGATATCCTTTTACTCTTTGATAAGATGAATGGAAGAGGTTGGGACTGGGTATTTAGAGGACAATCTAATGATAGGTTGGAATTGTCTACCAAATTTGAAAGAGACGCAAAAAAATATCGATGCGATGACACTTATTGGTTTAGGAATCGTGAGAAATATATATTATGGGATTTTCAACGTAGAGCGCATCAGTATATTAAGATTTTACCAAAATTAGAAAACCTCATAGAATGGTTATCTCTATTACAGCACCATGGGGGAGCAACGAGGCTACTTGATTTTACATGGTCGTGTTATGTTGCTGCATTCTTTGCTGTCGAAACATCGGAGACTGATTCGATCATATGGGCAGTCAATATTAAGAAATTGATTGAGCAGCTAAAGAATATTAACGATAGCAAGATAACAGAGAAAGAACATGCATGGGAAGATATTATCGAAAGGAATAATCAGTGGGCCAATGGTATAATCAAGGATAGAAAAAATGATAATCTCGTCCTCTTGGTCGAGCCTTTCCAGCAGCATGAACGAATTTCTATACAGCAAGGGCTTTTTCTTTTTCCAGGCAATATTGAAGAGTCTTTTGAGTTTAATATATCCTCAGTTTTTAAGTTTGATTTTAAGGAACTTTCAGATAATAATGCGTCTAATATAGTATTTTCAAGAAATGATAAATTTGATTTTTCAGATATCTCAATTATAAAAATCGTTATTCCATTTGGTTTACACTCAGAAGTACTTATGAAACTATATAACATGAATATAACAGCTGCCACTCTTTTTCCTGGGCTTGATGGATTTGCTCGAAGTCTATCTTATCGTTTTAGAGAACTTGATTATTTCTTAAATCGTAAAGGTTGAAGAAAGACTTATTACATAATGTAATTATTGTTGTTTCTTTGATGATAGGCCATTTTGTTGCAGGTGGAGCACACAATTTTTAATATTGATTCGATTTAGAAATTCATTTCTAAGATGTACTTCCTGTTATCGAATTTTTCATAAAGAAACAATTTGTCCTATTTTCAAGTGGTAATGTAGAAAACAATAATAATTTTCTTGACATAATTTGCATACAATATAAGAATAAAACAAAAAGTTATATAAAAATGGTGAAGAAAGGGTGGGGATAGCAATTGAAGGTTTCCCTCTGATCCAAAAAAACTAACTCTTTTTGCTGCTATTGCTCATTAATAAAGTGGAGGGCACAATGGATATAGACAAGTTCCAGAAAATAGCTTCTTGTTGCAGTTCCTGCGTTGTCGCGGTTGCATTAATCATCGGTGCTATCTGGGCCATCTACACATTTAATTCAGAGCTACGTGTACAAAACGCAAAAGCACAGTTGGAAAAACTGAATAGAGATCTTGCTCAAGAACCAAAATTAGAGATAGATATTGAGATGCAGCAACTATCTACGCATCCATCAAAAGAGAGAATAATAATTGGCAAACTATTGGTAACAAATATTGGGACTGGCGACGTAGTTTTGAAGCAAGCAGGTAAAGATAAGGATGACCCACCGCTACACCTTTATGAAGTGAGATGGAGCAAAGGCCATGAGGATTGGAAACACGTGGTATCGTTTTATTTGCCTTTAGGAAAGGATATGAGGTTTGGGGAGATGACAGTATATGCAGGACTAACAAACCAAGCGCGCTTTTGTATCACAGTGCCACGACCAGGTTTATATGTTTTGGTGTTTAAAATACCTGGGGACAACGTTGAATTGGAGCGGGCAAAGAGAGCAGGGGCTACGCTCCCCGACATTTTTTCGCACGCATCTAACTATATATTGGTAAAATAGCTCATGACATTTAAATTTATTGTTAAAACTATTGAGTAGTAAAAGTGGCACAAAGCCATTATATAACCGTTGACAAGCTAATAAATCGCTTCAGTCAATCAGCCATAAATACGGTCACTATGGCTAAACCTGGCTACTTCCTCTGTTTCAATTGGTAGTTCTCGATAATGTATTTATTTGAAATCACTCAGTTGTAGGTGCAGTTATTTCGTATAGCAACTTGAAATCCTCATATTGGCACCCTTCTCTTTGAATATATGAAGTGTCGGGGTTAGCATATCTCATATTAGCTACTCAATGCGAGAAAGAGACTCTATAAATCTTAGGTAAGAGGCCTGGAGCCCCCTACCCTGTTTTAATGGCTGTGGTGGTTTGTATTTGACCCGCCATCAATTATATTGCCGGTTGCACTGATATTTCCCTTCACATCAATGGGGCCAACTATCTCAAAATTACCTGTCAATACAGCAGTTGCTCCTCCTCCACCCATGCCTAACGCGCCAGCATTAATATTTACAACCGGTGCGCTTATCGTGACCGACTGCTCGCCATTCAATGCCAGTTGCGGAGCGGTGATAAGAGCAGCTTCCTTTGCTGATGCAAAAATCTTCTTTTCACTATGCAGAGTAATATCCCCTTGCGGTGATATGCGTATCGCCGTCCCGGACGCTCGCTGAGTCACGGCAAAAGAGGTATCCTCATTAATTTCAATGGTGACGCCGTGCTGTGTATAAACACAGTTTCTATGATATGTAGCGGCTGCCGGTGCAGGCTCTTCACCGGTTGTCTTGTGGACAAGTTTGCTGGCTCCCGCAAATGCCTCATGAGGAAAATTAGGAACTTTCCCCGGTGCCATATGGACTGATCCGGTAATACGAGGTCTTCGCGGGTCGGTATTGTACGGAAAATCCACCCAGACATAATCTCCCAGGTCTACCGGAGTAAAGAACCCGTCATTTACCCGTGCGCCCAGAGGAAGCTTGTACTCTGCCCATGGAAGGGCCTTCATCGGCACCTGTTCGGTATGTATAGAAAACACTCTGACTTGCACCCTCATGAGATGGTTAGGATCGTCTATGCACTCTACGCGGCCAATGTGCTCACCGTAATATTTGCCTTGATTTGTAGATGTCTGATTAGGTTCGCCGTTCATTTTGGCAACACTCCTTTAACTCTGGTAAAGAATTTCTGTGCGCCATAATAATGTGCTACTGTCCCGATGACCACCTTTGCCGGTAAGCTTTCGTCGATAGGTGCATCAATTCTGGCAGCATTCCATTTCAAGGAGATTGTCGCCCCAGGCACAAGCGTGCCATTGCCCAGTGCGGTAAAATCAATGGCTGGGTAAGGAATCTCGGCAAGATTGTTCATGGTCGCCATATTGAAAACAGAAACGAATTCAGGCGGTTTTGTTGTCTTCTTTCCCGACTTCATGACACCCTTGACCATATCCCATCCGATGACATTACGATCCACGCGGTCCTTGATAAGTGCCTTGGCGTTTTCTCTGGTAAAAAATATGATCTGGTTTTTAGCCTTCGGGTTATCGTGCTCATAGGTGTGCTTCGCTTCCTTCTTAAAGAGTTCCGCCAGTTTTATGAATACAAGTGCCCCTCGCCGGTAAAAACAAAGACCACCTCTTTCTTTTGCCATCTGCCGCAATAGTTTTGTCGGCCTCTCACCTGGAAGCAAGTGATAGGCTTCAAGCGTTGGAAAGTTGCCAACATTGTATCGGAGACCTGGGGCCAGACGCTTCAGTATTGTTTCTATCGGTGCCTTCGGAAATAGTATGCTGTCCTTTGCGGGTTGTTTCAGAAGGTCAACATTGCGCTGCATACAGTTCAGTGTGACCATGTTTCCTTTGTTCGGCATCGTCCAGATTGTAAACTGCATGGTCTGGTCAATACCATCCCGCCCCCACACGTCGGCTATACGAACCTGCAACACATCCCGCTCTTTGACCTTCATATCATCCCGGATGATCGAGTGGGCATCATCAAAGGTCATCATGAGACGAGGCCCCGATAAGTCGAGGGTCTCAACAAAGGTTACTTCCTTGAGAAATGACAGATCGAATGTTCGGGCCTCCACCCCGTTTCTGATTAACTTCACATCCTGCAGAAGGTAATCTTCCTGTTTGACAGCTTCAGACATTGGTGCCCCCTGGCAGATAGTCGTTATTTATATAGCTTTGCAGAATGCCTTGGATTTCAACATTGTCCGGAGCATCCACGCCTGCACCGAAAATAACATCCGTAGCGACTTGCACTCCCGTGGAGACAGCATAAACCCGGCCTCCATCCTGACCGGGAGGAATACTCTCATCGGTACAAAGTAACGATTTATGATCACCTATATGTGCCGGAATATCAAACACGTCCTCCACTCCAACCCGGTACCGGCACGTGAATGTTTCATTTCTTACCATGTAGGCGTACCAAGCCAGTTGTATCTTATCAAGTGTCGGCTTGTCCCAGGCCAGGAAGAATAGCCTGTAGTCCAGGACAAGAGGAAGGACCATGAATTTATATGCGTTCGCAAGGCCATCTTCGCTTTCCGAGAACATAAAGCGTCCACGTCTCGTCATTTCTTTGTCGATGCCATTTGTGAGACCGGGTTTGCGGAAATAGTAGATCAGAGGAAGTTCAACAAGATTCAACTTCGCACCTGCAACGGTCTTTTCGGCTGTTTTTGCAGACCGGTACGCCTTCAGGAATTCTGCCGGGCTCTCGGCGTCGTGGCGATAAATCTGCCTGTTTGTAGGTCTGCCCAGGAACTCCCTGAATCCCTTGGGACCAGCCTGGTCATTCAAGCCATTGAGAGCCGCAGCGATGAAGGCCCCAAGACCAAAATCAACGGCCTGTAGTTCAGAAAATTCGTTTTCGTTGCTCATTGAAAGACCTCCATAGTGGTAAACCTTGTTTCCTCGGACCAATCCGACCACACTGCTTCTTCGCCTTCCTCATCACCCACAGCGCCGCGATACCGGACACGCCAGAAATAGACATTAGCAGCTTCCAGATTTTCTGCCGGAACAATATGGCTTCTCAGATCTGCACACGCCCCGCTATCGTAGGCTGGGTCGTCGTCATAGGTCCCGTCCTCTGTCCGAATCTGCCATTGGCTCTTTCCGTGGGTGTCGTCTTCGTTGGAGTGTAAGACAAACTCGCTTGCTGTCAAGGTGGGCGTTTCACCAATGTCCTCGGCCTCATCCTCGGGGGATTCATTCAAGGGCGGCTCAATAAATTCATAATCGAACACCTGGAATGGCACACAGTAATGCTTCTCACAAACGCCAGGGGCCTCTCCTATGATCTCGCTGCGCATGATATATAACGACACCACCCGGACGTCGGTATCGTTGATAAATTCCCGGTACGAAGCCACAGTCTGTTTCGGGATGTCAGGATCTCCGATAAGGAGAACTACGGGCTGGTCCATATTCCCGTCAGGTTCGCCGCCTGTATCCACGGCCCCGAAGGGAAATTCATCGGGGATCAAAACGGCCTTGGCCATGACAGGATCGAGGTATTCGATTGCCCTCTCTTCACTTTCCAAGGCACCGACCACATCCTGATTAACAGCCACCGTTTCGAGGGAATCCGGATCCGGCTTGAAAAGCAGAACATCAAAGGCATCCGGGTGATTTCTGACAAAGACCATGAAGTCCTCTGACATCGCTTTATTGAAGCCCCTGTAGTCACGTGGTTTCATAGGATGCTCGCCTCCTTTCCCAATTTCTCGACCTCTTTCACAGTCATTTTGTTTGCATCTGCAAATGACTTTATAGCCTCGTCTTTCGGCTTTTTGCCAATCTGAACTGCTCGCAGGATATGGGCATCAAGCTTGCCAATAAGGATGTCTCTGTCTTTGGCCGCTGATTCTTTTTCGAGTTGTTTGTTTTTCTTAATTTCATGCTTCAGTAGTGTTTCTGATACCGTTCCCTTGCCAAGCATAGCATCCATCTTTTTCTCCGTTTTTTTCGTTCTTCCGGTGAGAAGACTTAATATCTTTTGTCCTATCCCCTGCTGCGCCTTCTTCATGTCCTTGAAAGCCTTCACAATATCAACGTTCCCGCTGAGTTCTGATGCCTGTAAATCTTTCCCTTCCATGAACGTCTCTGTGGGTCGCTCTCCATGCAGCAGGCGACTGAACCAGCCCTTTTTCTGGGCTTGCGCCTTCATCTCCAGGGCGATCCGGCTTTGCACAAAGGGTGTCTGCATGACGGCTAACGTTTTTATGACATGTTTGCAGCAACATCCTTGCAACTTCGGGTTCCGTATCTTTGGGAAAGCAAATTCTTTAGGGTCAAGGGCAAAGCCACCGATAGTAGCCAAATAACGATACCAATACTGATGTCTACCACAGTCACAGTCGAAGGATACCCGGCCACGGGCTGCGCTTGCCGCTGCAGGTAAATAAGTATCGCCCCTTCCCGCTCTGACCTCATGTTCCCAGTCTTCTATCCGAATTTTTACTTGATGATAACCATTATCATTTTGGCTTGTTGCCCGGAATAGCATAATGGACCCGTCAAACTTGTAAAGGGTTGAATTTGTGATCTTCTTTGCCCTTTCAATGTCAATCTTTCGAGAAGACCGGATCAAATCCGCCACAGAAACACCCCTTGTCGATTCCCCGAATTTGCCCTCGGCCTTCTCCATGGCCTTTGCCATTTTGTTAAGATCGGCCAACGTGTATGAAACTTTACCACCTTGAGAGCCAAGATCGAGAACAAGCTTTTGTTTTCCACTTTGGGTAACCTCACGTCGTCTCCGCAAAAGATCGGGAGTAAGAAAAGCATCTCGCCTGTCGGCTTGACGCTCGGTGCTTTTCTTTGCCCAAACCCGTTTGAACATCTTCTCAAACTGCTTTAACTCATCCTTCTTTTTATCGCCGAAAAGTCCGAAAAAAGCCATTATAATTTATCCCTGCTTTGACTTATTGTAACATATTTGTTAATATCTCTATTATGCAGTGGGAGATTGAGTATTACAGTGAGAAGGTAAGAACAACCATTGATGCCTGGCCGGTTGGAATAAGGGCTTTTTATGCGAGAACGGTGGACAGAATCATGATATACGGCCCTGAGTTGCCGTTTCCTTTTACCAGAAGCATAGGAAATAAACTTTTTGAAATCAGAGCTATTGGCAAACAAGGCATAGGTCGCGCCTTTTATTGTACCGACAAGACGCCGCTTCGAGAACTTGAAACGGCAAGAAAAAGATTGCAAGAGGTGCAATATGAAAACACATGATGAAATGGTGTCCGATTGGATGAAAGACCCTGAGTTTAAAGTCGCATACGACGCCCTTGAGGATGATTTTACCCTCTTTGATGAATGCCTCAAAGCCCGAAAACGGATAGGTCTTACCCAGGAACAGATAGCGGATCGTATGGGTACAAAGGCATCTGCTGTAGCAAGGATAGAAGCAGGCGGAGGCAGTAAAAAACATTCTCCGTCAATTGCCACACTTCGCCGGTACGCCGATGCTGTTGGATGTAAGCTCAAGATTGAGTTGGTAGAAAAGTAAGAACCGTTATGTATCATTCTCCGGTATCTCCAGCGTAAAACTTGATCCGCTCACGTATCCAGACAGTCGGGGGTAATCTGATTAATGTTCCTGCCTCCAGAACCTCTCGCATATCATCCAGGCCCGCAGCAATTAGAACAACCCACTTCAAGAGATCGGTGCCGTAGAAACGGTAGGCAACCAGTTCCGGCATATATACCTCATCGGGCTGTATTTCGTATTGTGGCCAGTCGTCGTTCCCTTTTTTGATCTCGCGGTACAGGTCGGACCGTAAGAGGTCGTCAGCGATGTTATATGGCGAAAGCCGCGATATTGTTGTCATAACAGGGCACCTTCTTGTAAGGTTTCCTGGCTCTTGCTGTCTCCTGTAATGAGAACCATTTCCCCATTAAGTATTATTTGATCACCTATTTTCAATGGCGTTGATGCTTCCCAGTTCATATTTTTCATTTCTCCTTTGTCTCCTGGAATCTTGGTAATCCCGTTACTTGCCCTCACTCGTTGGCCGTTCTTTTTCTCTCTTTTGAACCGCTCAATGGTCATCTTCTTTCTTCCATCTCCTTTGCCAACTCTTCCCTTGCCTCTTCCAATGCTTTCCCTTTGCCTAAATCCATGGCGGCGAATATCTTTGCCCATCGCCTTACCGGATTGTTGTCTTCAGGATCTGGAATGGGCTCCCCAAACATGGCAGCAATAAAGCGGTCGCTCAAAGGTTCAGTCATAGCGGCAACAACACAGAGAAGGATGGCTCGGTGCCCACCGGTAAATGACGACCAATCAATTGAGTAGTACGGTTTCCCTTTCTCATCCTGCTTCTTTTCAACCTTCTGACCCTCGCCGCCCGCCCGAATCAGAAACCGCTTTGCATCGTCGTCGGCTATCAGGTTTCCCATATCCTGCAAGGCAAAATACCAGTCAAGTGCATTATACAGGTTGCTGCGTTCCTCGATATCTTCAAGGAGATATTGCGTTGCATACTGCGCAATTAAGTCGGTCTTTTCCTCAACGATCACGACATAGCCCTTAGCTTTTTTGTCAATTATTTCATCTACAATGGGCTTACGCCAGAAGGCAAACATCCCGGCAATAGGATCAACTCGACTGATAACAAGTTGTTCTCCATTGAACACAGCATACGCCTTACTCCGTTGAGTCCCCATTAAGGAGATGGTCATTATTTTCAGGATTTCGCCGGTATTCATGATGCTTCTCCCTCAGCTATGATCTTTCTGGCCATGGCAAGGAGTTCATTTTCCTCGCCACTTGTTATCTCAATGTCTTCCCCTGCCGGTGTGTAGTCAACCAGGAAGAAAAAGCAATGAGTATCAAACCGGTCAGGCGATTTGATACCGTTGGACTTCATCTGCTCTTTAGGCATCATCTGATACCGTCCGGCCTCTTCAATCTTGTAGGGGAGAAGCGACCCTTGTTCGACGGTCTTTTTGTGGCCATCAATTCTCATCCGGCCTTCAAAGATCGCTTCCCTGACCTTCACGTGAGAATAGGCCCTCAAGTTCTTGTATCGTCTTCTGTCCCCCTCCGTATGTGGAGGAAGGCCCCAGTGGATACGTTCCACAACGTACCCCAGGTCTTCAAGCTCAAGGATTGTTGCACGTCCGGCGCCATCTGCATCAATGGCTATGGTGATATTTGGAAGACCCATGACCCTCTCGTGTATCTTGTGAGCAAATTGCTTTTCATTCAAATCATTGTATTCCATGCAATCAACGACCTGAACCCGGCGATCCGGCCCATACCCGGATACTTTCCCAAGGGTCCATACTGACGAGTCCCGGTGAACGCCTTCCCCGACGTCGCCGGTAATTACCCACCCCCAAGGAACCAGATGAACGATGACGAGAAGTTTCGATTCTTCAAGCCAGCTCCGGGGGATCAGGAAACCGGAAAGGTTATCCGGGAAACGCCCGAGCACCTTGATTTGATATTCCGGGCTATGGTGCCCACCGTATTCGATCAGTTTTTCCCGTATGAACTCCCTGGAAACGAGGGGGCTTTCTTCCGAGTTGAACGTCAGGCATGTGTAAATGTCTCTCAGTGACTTGAAGGCATCCGCAAAGTGGCCTACCGTCCGTGTCGGCTGTGATATCATTACATAGCGGTTTTCCTTATTCGTAAGGCCTCCGCGAAGAACACCATGAATTTCATCCTCCACACCACTCGCCTCATCGACCAGCACGGTATACCATTGGCGATGTTGGCCGGCCACGCCTTCCGGTTTATGTTTTGGGGCCGTCTTGGGGATAACATACCAGCTATCTTTATGCCCACGTGCGTAGTACCGCTGAGTCTCTTTGATGAAATATTCATTCAGCCACGGGTAACGCTCTGCTACTTGGGCAGTTACTGTGTCCAGTTCCTTCCATACAACTGTTCGGAGCTGGGAAACGTTCGTGGAGGTCAGCATTGTGTTGCTCCACGGGTATACCTTCAAAAGCCAGTCGCACGTTACTGCATAGCATCTACTTTTACCGGTTCCATGGCCGCTCCCGGCAGCGGTACGGCTACCCGGCTTTTCTATCGCCTCAAACAAGTCACGTTGCTGCCAAGTTGGGTCCATGCCCGTGACTTCGATTGCATACCGATTAAGTTGATGCCTGTACCGCATACAAAAGTCCTTGTAGCGGTTCAAGATCGTACTTGGGGCAGATAATATGCTATGATTCTTGGCCACGGTCCCCTTTTGTCATCTCAGCGTCGGGGCCGAAAGATTCGATATCCTTCAACTCGTCTTTAATCCCCTGGACTTCATCACGACGTTTCGGCACCCATTCCTGTTCCTGTTTATCAATTTCTGCCATTTTGCGCCTATACCCAGCCTCAAGCTCAGCGTCATCCATAGCTGGCGGGAGTTCTGGAGGAGGAACGTCGGGTGGTGTTTTTTCGAGTTCAATCTTCATGACTTCGGGGATCTGTTCGCCGATCATGTAGAGTTTGTATGCAGCCTCCTTGGCGGTTATATTCTCGGCGAGCAATTCTTTTATGATTGCAACGGCCTCACGGCTCGGCACGGGTTTGTCTCCATATCCTCTTTTCCTGCCTTTTGTTTTCAGTCCGAAGATTGTTGACACCTCCGCTCCAGCAATAATATTTCGATGGAGGGCCTCTTCCCATGCGTCAATCTTGGCCTCATTAACCTCGTCATATCTCGCCATGAAAGCATTGTCCGTATCTCGCCAGTGGTAAAATGTTTGCCGTGATATACCAGCCTCTTTACATGCTTTGTAGATGCAGAAACGATTGTTCGTGAGGGCTTCAAGAAACCTATCCTGGCACGCTCGCGTGAGTTCTTTCCTGCGGCTTCCGATCCGGGGAGGGTTTTTACTTCCTCTTGTTGTTTTAACTTCCGCTTTCTTTGAAATATTTTTCTTCAACACTTTTGCAGCAACTGTTACCTTCTTCTTTGAAGGCGCCTTCGATTTTTTTGTGGCCACCACTTTCGCTTTTTTCACTTCCGGGCCATTCTTCTTTACCGTAGTGACCTTCGGTGCGGCTTTAGACTTTAAGGCTGTGCTCTTCCCAGACCCGGATAATCCCTTTTTGTCCGCTCTTTGTACAATTGCAGATGTTCCTGTTTTTACTACTTTATTTCCCATGTACGTCTCCCTTTCAGGATATTTGGCACCTTTGCCCCTCGCTCCGCCCAGCCAAGATTAACAGCCAATAACTCATTAAAATCCTTCGTTGTATGATCATTGAGCCTACCAAATGGCTTCCCAATATGCCTAAGTTCGTGGTACATGAGTAGGGCCCGTTGCTCTAAGGTCATGTAATCACACATAGATTCATAAAAAACAATTGCATAAAGCTTATTTGTGAACAAACTGATTGGATGATCTCCAAACCTATAGCACCGCGCAAGCGCCTTGGGGCGAGACTTCATTTCCTGCAAGAAAAGAATCTCTTCAAGGTTAATAAAATCAAAGACTTCATATCGGCGTATAATATTATTTGCCAATTTCTTAAGATCAGCCGATTCTTTATATTCGAGAAACATATTTTGCTTTTTCTCCAAGCTATTCCGGCCTGTCCGGTTTTTCCTCACTTGCCTTTATCGTTGACTCCATACCTTTATTTGTCCCCTTTATCTCATCGATGCGGACATTCACTTCGTGCTCAATGGCGGCCAAGAGCACCTTCCTTGCTCCTTCTCTAATAATATCAATATCTTCTACCCGTAAGATGCTCTTATGTCCTTCCCCTTTATTTTCTGTTTTGACCGGAACACCACTCTTTGTAGGCACATTCATCCTTTCATCCCTCCAGGCTTGATATTTCTCCTTACTCATTTCGAGCCTGCCGCTTATTTTTTGAACAGGAAGGTTCTCGTTTTTGATCCTGCTGACAACCGCCTGCCAATCCGATAGTTGCAGAAAATGCAGAATCCCCTTGCGGCCAATGATTAAGTCATCATCGCGGTCAGCAATAGGATCATCCTTCATCTTCATGCCTCCATTGTATCTGCACATGTGACAGCAACCGCCAGCGCTGCCCACCCATGCCCGGATATACCAAACAGCCTGCCACCCTTGATAACATCCTTGTTTCCTTTTTTATTGTACTTGACATATTGCAGGTCTTCCAACTTATCAATAAGTGCTTGCCGAATATATGTATCGTTCGTCGTGGTGTTGCCGCAAAGATGATTTTTAATATCCTTTCGCGGTATGAGTTTGACAATAGGAATCCCGGCTTCCCTTGCCGATATATCGAACCTTCCTATCCATTCACATGTTTCATAAGTATCATTCCCGGCAACCTGTCCGTATCCCCTGATTCTTTCTATTGCCAGTGCTGTGAGTCTGTGGCCCTTAACCAGATAATGCCTCAATGCTTCATTTTCCATCGTACCAGCCTCGGCCCTTGCTCCATCCCAAATAACATAACCGCTTTCTTTTGGCCCCGGATCAATACCCAATATCCTCATACCCTCAGATCCTTTCATCGTCCTTTTTCCTCCTGTCATCGTTTATATGTCACCCCCATTTGTGAAGCTAAATTATCTACAAGGTCATTCACCTGTTTAATCTTTTCAGGGTCTGGGTCCTCATGTTCAAAGACTTCAGTTTTTTTGGGAGTATCTTTTTGTGGTTGTGCAGGTTTTTGTTCGGCTACTTTAATTTTTTCCGGGAAATATCCCTTACGTTCCCAGACACCGATGGTGGCATAGTCAGACTCATATTCTTTCCGCCACTTTTTAATACCCTTTGATTCAATTTTCAAATTCATGTAATCAAGCAATTCTTGAAAATGGCTGTTGTATTTGACTTTCAGTTTTTCATGCTCATCTTCAGTTAAAAGCAAGTGACCGAAAAGCTTCTTTTCGGGTAAAGTTTCTTCTTCTTTTTTCTTTTGTATAGTTTCTTTCTTTTCTTTTGTGGTCGTCTGTAGAGACGATAGAAATGTCGTCTGTAGAGACGATATTAGCGACACGAAATGACGATAGCAACCCTGCCTATCGTCTGGATTGACGATAAGGAACTCTTTGATCATTTCGTGCAATTTATGGTGACAAGGCAGACAGACAAAAATGGTATTTTCCTTAATGTCCTTTCCACCCATAGATTTAGGTAAGATATGATGATTATTTATATTTCCATTAAAACTGAATTCGTTAAAACAGAACCCGCAGAGAGTGTTATGCGATGACTTGTAGCGATACCCAGGCGGGGGAAACCACTTCGGCCTTGTGTCTCTGTAGACGATATTTGTCGTCTCAGGTGACGATACCTTCCATGTGTCCCAATCCTTATTGAACCCTATCGAATGCCCATCAATGACAAGGAGATTCTTGTCTATAAGGCTTTTCTTTGCTCTGCCGACGTTTCTACGGTCCAGTTGGGTGAGGTCTTCTAACTGTGATACCGAAACAAAGTCCATCTTCTTGTGCCACCCGTATGTTTTTCTAAATATCGCCCACAGAATTCGCCATTCGTAGGGGGAAAGGTTTATTGTCGCAAACTTCTCCACTATGTCATTTGCGATATCAATATGCCCATCTTCAGCTTGCGGACTTGCCATTAAAGTAATTTCTCCGTTATTGCCAGCAACATACTAATATTTTTGATAAATGCCCCTTTCCATAAGTAATTCCATAATCTTCCCAGCCAAAACATCCGGTATCAATTCTTCTGGTGCAACGGGTATAATTGTTGCTATTGTCATCTGTAAATGATCGATACACCGGCAATCCGGTGCATATCTGCATTGTCCGTCGTGGCAATAGTCTGTTTCTGAATGGGGTTTCCGGTGAGGGCATATCTCGGAGTCACACTGACGGTTTGCAATGAGTATCTTCTCCATTTATTGACCCCTTAGAAAAAACTGCTCAAGCGTCTTAAACTGTTTCTTGGTGAGCATTACGCCGCCTTTCCGGGCTGCTATCTCACCCGTGGCCTCATGTTTTCCGAAAACAATGATTGATAACGATCCGTCCGAATTGACTGTGGCCTTTTTCAACAAGTCATTGCTATCATGCAAAATCAACTCTTGTGCCATAAATCCCCCTCCAAAATCCTTGTAGTCATTTTTAGAAAAACCATGTCATTAATTTCGTGACGCCTGTAAAGAGCAAAAAAAAGATGAAAACACCATTACCTTGCCATGCAATTCACCTTCTCAACAAAGACCGCCACTTGTCTGATTAATTCCCATGCGTCTTTCTCAATCCGTTTTGCTTCCCTGCCTGATATACGTCCATCCTTCATGGACTCCGATGCCTCTTTTGAGAGTTCTCCAAAGTCAGAAATGGTTTTCAAAAGCTCCAGTGAAAGTTCTTCCATATTCTCCGTTGTTTTTGGGACCGGGATAAGAATTTGTTTGAATCGTTCAGCAAGGTATTGAATGGGCGCCAATGCATTGTCCGGATGTTCTCCGAGCGCGAGACTTGTTTCTATGATGGTTTCTATTCTATCCAGGGGGTTATATGTTCCTGAGTCGTTGAAGTCAGTAGATGGTTCCATCCACTTATTGAGAAGTGGCGCTGATTTGTGCAATTTCTTTGCGTGCTCTATGGTCTTTCCCGCTACTGCCCGTTGTATTGCCTCATATGATTTCATTTATAACATACCTCCTATTCTTACGATCTATCAAAAATCCTGCCTTGACAATCCCCCGCGCCATGTGAAAGAATCGAAGTTGCGAGCAACAATAAATCCACAATGACGGAGGGAATATTCATGACTTATTCGATCCTATTGACATTCGATGAAGTCGGCGTGCATCACCCCGCACTCCAAAGATACGAAGGTCTTCAAGAGGTAATAACAAATACCGCCAGAACCAATAAAACTTTTCGTATATTATCAAAACATACAATAATGATTCCGCTAAGCATTCCTTTAGAGCAGGTAGGACCGATTCTATCCCTCCTCGGCGAAGGGATCCGATATAAATACGCAATCGTTCCTCAAGACTTCGAATGGATTGATACTGAAAAGAATATCTGACGACTTTCAGGCCTAAGTGCGCTTTCTTGCCATAGGTGGGGATAATGACCTTCTTCCTGGTGATCGCGTCTTTAATGATGGCCACGGTCCAGAACCCCAGCAGCCCGAGAATTACAGCTGCCAATAACCAGACCAGAATATGAGCTACAACAAAGACAATATTGAGGTAGAGATGGTATATCATGCCCCCGTTTTCCCTGTGCACTTCATTATCCTGCCTCTATATGATTTCATTATAATCCCTCCTGTTGTCTGTAATTGCGAGGGGTTCACGGTTAAGGTAGAAAAGGGAATGATTCATCAATCGCACACAGTTAATAATATCTCCACGGATGCTCCCAACGCTGTGGCAATTCGAGTAAGAATCCCAACAGTCGGGTTCATACTCCCTGCCTCTATCCTTGTCACTGTGGATCGTTCGATACCTACTTTTTCGGCTAAAGCAGCCTGTGTCAAACCCTGTCTTTCCCTCAACTCTTTTATCTGTTTTCCAACCATGTGCATATTATTCACTCGTAAAGTGTGAATGTCAAGAACTTTTATGTCATATACAAGCACATTTTCTCATTGTAAAATATTTGACATGTTTGTCCCTGACACATTACGTCGTACTCTAAGGTCATTACGAAAAGATAGGGGGATCAAGCAAGAGACGGTGGCTATTGTGTTGGGCATGACCAGAAGCAATTACACAAAAATAGAATCAGGTTTAGTTAAGGTAATTAATCCACAACATCTGGCAAAACTGAGTGAATATTATCAGTTAAGCCTTGAAAATTTAATTACTGGGCCTTCTGCAGAGCCTGCTATCCTTCCCTCACGCCTCGTCCCACTCATCTCCTGGATAAAGGCTGGGGACTTCCATGAACCATCCGACATTTACCAACCAGGCATTGCTGACGAGTGGATTTCCTCTAACACGAAAGGGGAAAATACCTTTGCCCTCCGTGTGGTAGGAGACAGTATGACTCCTGAGTTTAGGACTGGTGACATTATCGTCGTCGATCCCTCTCGTGAACCTCAATCAGGTGAATTTGCCGTGGTCAAAATTGATGATGAGGTTACATTCAAACAAGTCTATTTTACCATGAACAAAATTATCCTCAAACCGATTAACGAACAGGGGCATAAAACCATTGAAATAGACCGCAACGATGGAGTGACAGTGCGTATTATAGGAAAAGTCATAGAACAGATCAGAAAGAGATGAACCGGGGAAATTTATAGCAATATCAAATATGTAAAGCGTAGCATAATCCTGCGCCGCTATATTGAAAAGAGTTTAATGTATCTTACAGGAAAGATCATAGAAAAACCTGAACGACATAGCCCTATAATAAAATTTCAAGAGGGGGGGGAGAACAATGAAACATTTTTTTAATTCAGGTTCCAAGATCGCTATATTCTTCATATTATTAATTATTCTTACACTATCTGGTTGTGGATCCAAAACACCTTCGTGTGCCGACCAGAAAACCACTGACCTGATTAAACAGATTTGCCATCAATGGCTGGAAGAACATCTTGTCCGCGAGAAAGTAGACCCAGCGTCAACCAAAACAGCAATGGCTCTTCCGCTCAATGTTACTATGATCCGCACAGCCGGTCACGATGAAAAGCTCGGCAAATATACATGCGAGGCGGTACTCGAAACCACATATTCAGATCAGGCTACCAAGATAAAGGGTTTTGATGCCGTCAATAGGGTGAATATAAAATATACCTCACAGCTTACCGACGATAAAAAGCAGCAATTAGTAGAACTCTTCGGACACCTACCGCTTATGCAACGTATCCTCAGTATCGCATATTTAGGCGCAGAACAACAACCAGCGCCTGCGCCGTCATCATCGTCTCAACCAGCGGTAGCGCCCCACGACGGTTCAAATTCATCTGTCGAACAAAGTGGTATTTGCAAGGGTCTCGACCTGTCCATCACTGTGGAACAAAAAGAATGCCTCAGTAGAAAATACGCCGCTGCCGATAAAGGGCTTAATGACACATATAAGCAGCTAATGGCTCGATTGGATAATTCCCGCAAAACAGGATTAAAAAAAGAACAAGTGGCATGGATTAAAGAAAAAGAGTCAAAATGTGCAAAGGCCGGGAAGGAAATGGAGGGTGGAACTCTTGAAGGGATTATGGTCCAGGACTGTCACGTACAAATGACAGAAAAACGACTCGAATACTTGAAAAACTTCAAATAGGGGGGGATGTAGTATTATCCCAACTCATTAAATAATGCCAGAATCCAAATCATCATCCATAACCACGCGTGTTATAGCGGGCACATTGACCGCCGCTGCGCTTTGGGCCTTATTCAAAATTAGCCACCTATCCAAGCCACAGGGAATAATCAAGTTTAAAATAAGGAGAGTACATGCCAAGAAAAGAATATCGCAAAGAACATTTTAAATGCCCTCTTTGTGAGAAAGAAGGTTGGGCTGAGTATGAGGAAAATTCAGATACTTGTCATAGTCGAGGGCAACTTGATACAAAAATAGAAAATATTTCTATCGGTTTTCATTATCACAAAAATGATAAAGGAGATTTTGAAATTCAGTGTGATAAATGTAACGCTCCTATCTATTTAATTATTTCTACTTCTAATTAGGACACTACCGACAAGCTCACGCATGAGTATCCTTCCTTTGCCCTGATATACTCTCCACAAGAAGCATCTTAATAAGAGACTGATATGGAACATCCCTTTGATTTGCCATAGCCTTAAGCCTGTTTAGAAGCATGGCCGGGAGCCTTATTGATATGGTGGTTGTGGACGGTTTTAAATTAGGAAATGTTGCCCTCACCGCTTTAGAATAATCAAAATATTCAGTAGAATCGTGAGTTGCCCAGAATTCCCGTTCCTCATCTTCATCCTTGAATTCAGGTATTTCTTTTAATGCTTTCATTATAATCTTTCCTCTCTTTTTTATTCATATCTCTTGCCGAAACAATCCTGATCCTGTTGTTCCTAACGGTAAATATTATAAACAGCGGCCTGCCTGAAAAGGTGGCTGATAGAGCTGAATATCTTTGTTCTCTGCCTGAATGCTTAATATCCTCTCCGACAATAATCGGCATATTTACCATAGCCTCTTCGCATTCCGTGTAATGAACACCGTGCTTCTCATTTTTACTTCTGTTCCCTGCATCCCATTCAAAGCCTGTTATGATGGAAAAATCAATCATATTTGTATATAGATATAATATACATTATTGTTTTTGTCAACCCATTGCTCTCCACTACCCGCAGCAAGTCCTAAAATCCTCCAGATAATTCGTCTTTGAAATTACCTCCCCTAAAAAATAATTTCATGGAAACCATAAATTTGCAAAATATTCATAACCTCACATAAAGTTCTTGACATTCACATTTATAAGGTGAATACTATGAACATGAAAATCATCCACCCAAAGGAGGAGCCCATGACAGAAATCATTCTTGTTTGTTTCAATCCACGCCCTAACCGAAGGGGGCGACTAATATGAACAATATATCACACCCTGGATCTGAGGAGTTAAAAAAAGAAATCATTCTTGAAGATCATAAAACCTTTCAGAAGAAGTGCCGCATCCGTAAAAACGGCGTTATTGAGATCTATTATGACTTCGGCGAGGATCGGTGTGTGAGACCCCGGAGCGTGTTGCTCAGGTCTGAGAGCATCAAGATTTTATCGACCGCTCTCGCGAGGCAATCATGAATGATAGAGATGATTTCTGGCCAATGATGGGTATGCTATTCTGCGTCTTTGTTTTATTGATGCTCTTTGTTTTCAACAGAAGCCCTCAGCGGCACCACCAGGAAAAGCCGATAACCACACCCCTCGAAAAGGTACAGGAATTGGTTATAAAGAACCGTTGAAACCCCCAAAGGACATTTCGTCCACATCCCGAGGATACGCGACGGCGGAAAAGGGTCACCTCCCCCTTCCTTGGGATTCCAAAGAGGTAATCAAAAAGGAGGTGAGGACGTGATTTACAACGGCAGGGAAGTGGTCATCGTGAAGAATTACGGTCCGAATTTCTTGGGCGATCCTCTGGTAAAGGTGGCGGCGAAAGCTGACCCGACGTGGGTAAGAGAAGCGTGGAAGTCGGAGTTAAAACCGGGGAAAACAGCGCAAACCACAGGGGGTGACACATGCTCGAAAATATAAATGAACAGTCAACCAGTCATGCAGAGGATGTAGTCCCTCAAGCATCGGTCAAATTACCAAGGCCTTTTTCCATAGATGAGGCAAAATCCTTGTTTGAATTCAGAGAGAATTTATTTAATGACGTCAAGGATGAAGCAACCAGACGAATAGTAAGTAATTGTTACATCGAATACCTTAGAAACAGAGTGGAACAATCAAGGGAGAGGTAAGATGATGAAGATAGCCCATATAGCAGATTTGCACTTTCAAAATAGGCAGCCGGTGCTTGCAGACATCATTAAATGCGCGGCCTTCGCCCTCGAAGAAATCAGAAAAGAAGCCCCGGATCTGATTTTGATTGCTGGGGATACGGTTGATTTTCTGGCATCACCTGAAGGGATCATGATCGGGAGTCCGGCGCACATGGCAGCGGTAGAGTTCGTCTATGGATGTGGCATGATGGCGCCTACGGTGATCGTAAGGGGAACCCCAACACATGACGGGCCTGGAGCTTTGGATGCAATGGCGAGGTTGAAAACAGTGTACCCCGTCTATGTGACGGAGAGGCCGGAACAGATATGCCTTACCCTTGATAATGTATTCCAGCCTTGGAACGATGTAGTTGCCACAATATCTTTTGCGGAAGGTATGTTTAAAACTCTTATTTCTTGCCTTCCCACCATCACCAAGGGCAACGTCCTTGCCTACACATCCGGCTCAGTTGAAGATACCACACGGGAAACACAGGATCTTATTCGGGATATGTTTCATGCCTGGGGCGTGGTTAACGAACAGGTCCGAGCGGAGGGAATTCCCACGGTAATGGTGGGCCACGGAACATTGACAGGCTCAAGGTTATCTACTGGACAGGTTATGACGGGAAAGGATTTGGAATTTAGCTTAAGCGATTTGGCGTTGGCAAAATGCGACATTTACTGTTTTGGACATATCCACTTGAGACAGGAATTTTCCCTGCCCAATTCTACAGCACGTTTCTTCTTTTCCGGATCCATTACCCGTCTTAACCATGGTGAAACAGAAAGCAAAGGCTTTTACATCCATCAGATCGAGGACGGCGAGATCGATAGTAGGTTCATTGAAACTCCGGCGCGGGTGATGCGGACACTGAAACAGGAAGGATTGCCGGACGTAAATTGCGTTCAGGATGTACATGAAGGAGAAAACGTAAGAATCGTTTATCAGGTAGCTGAGGCGGACGTGGGTAAGGTGGATGAGGAAGCCATTAGACAGGAGGCTCTTGCGAGGGGTGCGGCAGATGTGAAGATTGAGAAATTGATTATTCCAACGGTGCGAGTCCGGGCGGAAGGAATAAGCAAGGAACATACCCTGACAGCAAAGCTGGATAAATGGGCAGAGACTACCGGTCAAACGGACCCAGAGGACCTCTACGACAAGCTGGCAAACCTTGAGGTAAGGGAAGTGGAAGACATCATTGCTGATTATGACTCAGTAAAAGAGGACGCAATAACGGAGGTAGCGGCTTAAAATGGGTAGACCTTCAACAGCTTCTAAACTTATCGGGAACAAATTGATGATGGATGGACAGTTGATGATGCCTTGGAAAAACCAATAAGAAAAGTAGGGGTGACCAAATGAGACCACTTTATTTAAGACTTAAGGGGTTCAAGGGGATTAAAGCAGGAATGAATGTTGAGGAGATAACCATAGACTTCGAAAAGTTACCTCCTGGAATTATCGCATTTGCCGCAAGGAACGGTGGTGGCAAGACGACAATCCTTGATAACGCCCATTGTTTCAGACTCATGCCGTACCGTATGAACAGCCGGGAAAGCAATTATAAGCCGTCAGCATTCTCCTATTATGATCAGATTGAAGGCGACGCGGAAAAGGAATTCATCTTCGAGGTCGACGGCGTGAGGTATCGCAGCCTCATACAGATCAACGCGGAGAGAAAGAAACAAGAGGCGTACCTGTTTACCGAAGTCATGCCTGGAATGTGGAAAGTGATAGAAGAAACGAAAGCGGGCAAGCTCGACCCTTATGACCAGATCATTGAACAACTCGTCGGTTCTCCCGAATTATTTTTCACTTCCATTTTCCGCGCTCAGAATGCCAAGGCCCTCAGCGACTACGTTAAGGGCGATATAAAGGATCTTTTTACAGAATTGCTTTGCATCGAAAACCTCAAACTCATCGGAGAAAAAGCACACCGCGTCAAACAGTACCTGCAAGACAAAGTCGAAACCCTTATGCTCGAGCGGTCGCGGCTAAAAGCAATAGTAGATGAGGAAGCAACGAAGCGGACAGAGTTTGTCACAGTAACCGGTAGAATAGAATCTGCAACCAAACAGATAGACGATCTGGATGTTCAACTTTATGACCTCCAAAAGCAGATTAATGAATGCGATATTCAAGTAGGTATGGAGACAAAACGCCTTGAAGAAAAGGCGAAGATTGATCAAGAACTAAAGGCAAGGGAAGCTGAAAGAGTAGAACTTGAGACTGACCAGAAAGCGAAGGTCCGGGACACCAACGAGAAGGTAGTGGCATTGACCACAAAAATTAGTGACGCACAGGCTTTGGCCGATAAGAGGCCGACAGTACAGAAATACATTGACGCGAAGGATGGTTTTGAAACTTCTTTAGTAACAGCACGGGAAGAAGTGAAAAAGCATGATGCAGAGATAGACCGGATCACCGGAGAAATCGGAAAGATTCAGGAAACAGAGACTACGTTGGCAGGTCTTGAGAAGGATCTTCTCAGTATTAAATCAGCCGGGAAAGTGGCGGTTGATAATGCGCAGAGGAAAAGAGACGCGGCAGTAAAAGAGGGGGACAAACTTGCGAAATCGCCATGCACGTCATGTGCGGCCAAGAAATCGGAAATGGTGTTGTCAAAGGTTTTGGGTGGCCAGGCTCCTTGTGACAAATGCAAGTTTGTAAGCGATGCCCTAATAGAGTGGAACAAATTATCGGAATACGAAGCAGTCCTTACTGAAGCGCTTAAGGCGGACCCTCGTGAAAACGGGATTACCGCACGTATAGATAACCTGAAGAAGACCATATCAGGGAAGACGATCCTTCAGAAAGAGCTTGCCTGGAAGAGAACAGAAAAAAGCGGTGCACAGTCCCGAGTGACCGATCTGGAAACAAAGCTTTCCAACGCGCAAAAGGCACTCGGAATGCTCCCGCGTATAGAGTTGGCAGAGCATCAGTTGCCGGAATTGAGGAAGGAGAAAGCCACGGTTGAAGAGGAGAATGTGCAAGCAGAAGAGAAAATGCAGGCAAAGATTGAAGCTCTGGACTTCATCATTACTGAATTGTCACTATCATTGATCGAAACTACCGTGACGGGGCCGACATGGGCACAACAAAAAGATGGATGTGTTACCGCTATGGCCGAAATCAAACTGAAGATAGACGAAATAAGAACGCAAAGTGAAACGGACAGCAAGGCGGTTGGAGCCATTGAACAATCGTTGAGTGAGATCGGAAAAGCCACAGTGGACCTCGAAGGCATAAGCCAGAAAATAGAATACCTTAACGACGAAATCTCGCAGTGGGCAACCTTGGAAAAAGCTTTCGGAAACGACGGTATCATCGCCTTAGAGCTGGATGATGCTGGGCCCCAAGTTGCAACGGTAGCCAACGAGCTTTTAAAGGAATACGGCGGGCGCTTTCAGGTCAGGATAGACACACAAATCGCCAAGGCTGATGGCAAGGGGAACAAGGAGGTTTTCGATATCTCTGTCTTCGATAACGAGACGAACGAGGTTAAAAGCATCAGAAAAATGTCTGGCGGTGAAAAGACCTGGATTGAGGACAGCATGACTAAAGCTATTGCACTTTATCTGGCCAGCTCGTCTGGAAGGAGATATGAGGCAACTTTCAGTGATGAGAAAGACGGTGCTCTGGATCCTACGAAGAAGAAAGAATTTTTCGCGGCCATGAGACGGGCCATGGAGTTGGGCGGGTACCGCAATCTCTTTACCATTACACAAACACCTGAACTTCAGTCCATGGCAGATGCGGTGATCCGGTTGGAGCGGGGAAAGGTAGAGATCATTATCCAATGAAGAAGGAACGTAGGTGGAGAATTAGTGTGTATGACGTTGAAGGCTGTAACAAGTCTGATGCTCCAAAGATACACCATGCTTGCAAAGCAAAAGGCAGAGCACTGGAGTTATTTGAGAAATATAACCAGGGTATATCGGGACATACATTTACCCGAGTCATTATGCATCAAGGCAATTTGAAGGGATGGGTGTTCAAAATATGGCTCGATACCGATTGGTTTAAAAATGTGGGTGGCTACAAGACCCACATGGGTAGAGACAACCAAAGCTGTTGATGGGTGAGACCGAGCAAGCCGGCCACACCGGAGGCACAAAAAGACTTGTTGGGGCGGCTCCCAATGAGTCTATAAATAAAAAGGAGGAAAGCCATGGTTAAGGATTATAGAGACGATCTTATAGGGGGACGCGATAATGTTTTGCGCCTGCCTGTCTTAGGAAACATTAGGCCAGGAATTAAACGGTTAAAAAACGGCTGTAGCGATACCGACAAGACAATATACGAGACGATGGTAAAGGCCGGGGCGATGTGGCATGAGATTGATGTCAAGTTGGGCACGGATAAGGGCGGGAAAACAAAGCTGATACCAGGGAATGAAACGCACTTTACCGTGAGACCTACTGATTGCCGTACAAACCAAGAAAACGCTCAAATACTCCACGAGAAGTATGGTGACCCAGTAGACGGTCAGATTAGGCGATTTCCCATAGTCTTCCTATCCAATGAGTGGACAGAAAATTTGCCCCACGAACTCATGTGCTGGACAGCGAGAGAACTGAAGTACCGTAGTAAATACAAAGCTTGCATCAGTCAGGAAACCGGAGAATCAGGTTATGAGCGCGTGTGCATTGCTCCCGTGCCGTACAGGAAAGGTGTGCGCCCCTTTGGTGGTCGAGATTATAGCGAGGTACGCCCATGCAAGCCTCAGACGTGCGACGAGTATCAGAGAGGCATGTGCAAACTCAGAGGCCACATTCAGGGAATCATACCGGGCACAAAAGGTGCTGGGGTATGGAAGATAGAAACAACCTCTTACTACTCACTTGCTCAGATCAGAGAACAAATGGAGATGGTGCAACGCATTACCCACAGGCTCCAGGGACTTATTAATGAGAAAAAGGGAGAGCCCGTGTTCTGGCTCAGAAAAGTTACTGATTCCATAAGCCGTGTAGATGTAGAAAAGGGCGAGGCCACAAGAACTGAACAGGACTTGATTTATCTTGAGGCTGATATCGATATGTATGAACTGATTACTAACTATCAACCACAAAAAGTCCTCGAACGTGGCCAAAATGCACAGGCCCTTCTGGCGGGTAATCCCGGTACAATAGAACCGAGCACTGACACTGAGAAGCAGCCCCGAGCCTACAAACTTAAACATTATGACACTACTACTGCTGAGGCTGCGCCCAAAACAGAGACTAAGGCAGAAGGCGAAACCCTCGACAGCTTCATTCCGGAGATTGAATACCTTGACGATCAGGGGGAGGATACGGGGAAGGACAACGCTGATGATGCATTAGACCCGATCACGGCATCCAGCATTATCCACGACCACTACCGTGCCGAGTTGAACCAATGTGGCTCGGTCGCACGATACAAGGAACTGGCCACTGAGTTCAAGGCCATTCCAGACGGGAAAATTATGGCCGATGACCTCGATGATCTTAAAACACTGTGGCAAGCTACAGCAACAAGACTCAGAGGAGACCTGGCAGCATAAAAAAGGGGTTCGAGTATGGCACATGACACAATTAACCAGACAGTAAAGCTTGTAGCGTTATGCGACTTTTGCGGAAATTTCTTGTCAATATCTAAGGCAGAGGACCCCACGGCTACCAATGCTGCCAGGATTCACGTCGAGCCGTGCAAGATATGCCTCGAAGGAGCCAGAGTGGACGGATATCATGAGGCTGAGGACGAACTGAGAAAAAAGGGCAATAAAGAATCTGATGGCGACCCAGAGACGGTCAACCCGTCTCTACAAAAAAACAGAAAGGAGTGAGGAACATGGGTAAAATTGGAGCAAAAACAGTAGAAGCAATTGTTGAAATTTTGGAGCGCAATCTTACCAAGGAATTGCCGGGGCTTAACGAAGGGTATGCACTTTCTGATGCAAAAGAAGGTTTCCCGGTCACGATGAAGAGCATAATCAAGAAAGAATTTGACGGCTCCATAAGTACCAAAACAACCATATCATACGTCAAGGAAAAAGTTCAATTGTCGGGGTCTTCGTCGGTCAGGGAAGACGATGAATCTGATACTCCTTTGGAAGCCGAAATCCGAAAAAGAACTCAGGAGGGAATGAACAATGTACATTTTATTAGGCCGGTTATAACCACCTGTGAAGACTGGTTCAGCGGTTTTGACTGGCTCGTAGGATGGGGCAAAGACGAAGATAAGTATGAAATATACCCCCAAGGGGCTGGACTTATTGAGTATGCAGAATTGAATAGGATGCGGGATGATTTAGAAGAACGCATGGAAATAGTCACCGAGCTTGTCGAGGCAAGGGATCATGAGATAAAAACTGTGTATAGGAAAATTATGTATGGAATAGACGAAGTAGCACCTATCCGTGAAACGGAACAACCGACGCATGAAACAAATGGCCCTTTTCCTGAAACAAAGAAGAACCGCACTGATAAATTGGCAGATGTTCAAAGAAGAGAGAGGGCCGAGAGTAAGGCGGTCGGGAAATAGGATGGTGAATACAGCTACAGTGGGGAATATCATTCAAGCTGCTGATCTCTTTTGCGGAGCTGGGGGAACCTCAACCGGGCTTTACAACGCCTGTCACTCCCTGGGCAAAACGGTGGACCTTTTAGCGGTCAATCATTGGAAAGTAGCCATAAAGACACACGCTTTAAATCATCCCGGCGCCCGGCACATCTGCGCTATGCTGGAGGCAATAAGGCCTGAAGATGCAGTCCCGTCGGGAAAGCTTGATATCCTTGTAGCCTCTCCTGAATGTACTCACCACAGTATAGCAAGGGGAGGTCGTCCGGTGTCCGATCAGATGAGGGCTTCAGCCTGGCTGATACTGAGATGGATCGAGGCGCTGAGGATTGAGAACATACTTATAGAGAATGTCCGGGAGTTTCGTGATTGGGGACCTACCGGGGTAACCGGTAAACCATTGAAAGATAGAAAGGGAGAAACATACAGGGCCTTCCTGAACGCCCTCCGGTCTTTTGGCTACAACGTGGAGGACCGAATCCTGAACGCCGCTGATTATGGCGATGCTACGGCAAGACGTAGGCTTTTTATAATGGCGAGGAAAGGCAACAAAAAAATCCTGTGGCCGGAAAGCACCCACGGAGAGCCGGGCAGATTGGGCAACCTTAAACCATATAAAACGGCAAGGGATATAATCGACTGGACTGTGAAGGGGAAAAGTATCTTTAATCGTAAGAAGCCACTCGCGCCTGCAACGTTGGCAAGGATTGCTGCAGGTCTTAAAAAGTTCGGTGGGAAAAACGCCCAACCGTTTCTTGTAATGCTATATGGCACTGGCAATACACGATCAGTAGACCGGCCTTTGCCCACAGTTACAGCAAGCGGACAGCACATCGGATTAGCTGAGCCTTTCCTGATTAAATATCATGGCAGCCATAAGGGAAAAAGCGACGGCGAAAACAGGTCGCATGATCTTGACCGGCCTATTCCTACCCTCGATACGTCTAATAGATTCGCTCTTGTGGAACCGTTCCTGTGCCAGGTAAATCATACCGGAAATGGTTATGCCCTTATAGAGCCCTTTATTGCAATCCTCAAGGGTCAGAGTAAAGTCCGCAGTTGCGACGAACCCTTGCCTACCATCACAACAAACCCGCACCTTTATTTATGTGAACCATTTCTGGCAATAATAAAGGGCAAAAGTACGGCAAGAGAGTGTGATAAGCCTCTACCGGCGATCACTACAAAGTCATACCTCGGCCTTGTGGAGCCGTTCCTTGTTAAGTATTACGGACGGAGCAAAATACAGAGTGTAGATGAACCGCTCGATACAATCACAACCAAGGACCGCTTTGGCCTTGTTGAGGCATCCGGTAAATACCAGATTGATATCCGATTTCGAATGCTGAAGCCACACGAACTTGCAGCGGCCATGTCGTTGCACAATTACCAGTTGACCGGCACGATAGCAGACCAGGTGAAACAGGTGGGCAACGCAGTACCGGCAGAGATGGCAGAGGCATTGTGTAGAGCGATGCTGGTGGGGGAAAGATGAATCAACATCAAATTGAATTATTCCAGTCTCATGAAACAGCGCCTTTACAAAAATACATATTACGTCCTTATCAGCAAGAAGCAGTTGATATCGCCGTAAAGTTTTTTAAGAGTAAAGCTAAATATAACACCATTGAGGTGCTGCCTACCGGATCAGGCAAGAGTTTGATTATTGCCAACATAGTGAAAGCCCTTGGAGAGCCTACACTTATTTTTCAACCGTCAAAAGAGATTCTTGAACAGAATTTTTCAAAGCTGATTTCATACGGTTATTTTGCAACAATTTATTCAGCGTCAAAGGGACAGAAGAAAATTTCAGATATTACTTTTGCCACTATCGGCAGCGTCACAAATAAGGCCGAACTATTTAAAGAGTTTAAATATATCATAGTCGATGAATGCCATTTTGTAAACTCCAAGGGTGGTATGTATTCTCAATTTTTCTCTCAGATCAAAAATGTAAAAATCCTTGGATTAACAGCAACTCCTTACCGTCTTGTAACCGATGGTTTCGGTGGTTCAATTCTGAAATTCCTTACCAGAACAAGGCCTCGGATATTCAAGGAAGTAATTTATTTTGTTCAGAACAAACAGCTTTTTGATGCGGGCTATCTTGCGAAGTTGAATTACGCGCCTACTAATGGGTTTAACCGTAATCAGCTAAAATTAAACACAACTGGGGCAGATTTTACCGATAATTCAGTTAGACAATATTACCACTCATCAAGGTTTCCTGACCACGTTGTCAAGGTAGTAAAAGAACAAACAAAAACAAGGCGTAATGCATTGGTCTTCACAAGATTTGTAGAAGAAGCCAAATATGTCGTCAAAAGTGTAGATGGCGCCGCTATAGTCACGGGTGAAACCCAAAAGAAAGAACGAGAGAACGTTATTGAAGGATTCAAGCATGGGGATATAAAGACCATCTGCAATGTTGGCGTACTTTCTGGCGGTTTTGATTACCCTGAGCTTGAGACAATTATTATTGCCCGGCCAACGATGAGTCTTGCCCTGTATTATCAAATGATAGGTAGAGGCATAAGGCCACACCCAGACAAAGAATATACACAAGTAATTGATATGTGTAACAACTCAGCACTCTTTGGCAGGGTTGAAGACTTACAAATTGTCGATGGTGGCAATGGCAAATGGTTTGTTTCCAGTAAGGGCAAACAACTCACTAATATTTATTATGGTGGAAGATAGACCTGGAAAGATGGAGGTGTGATATGTGGAATTCATATGCAAAGTTACCAAGATTAAAAAAAGCCCTGCAATCCAGGGAAATAGACCCGGAGAAAATGTCCATTGCTCAATTACTCCATACCCTCGAAAAAAGAGGTATGACGGACCATACAATGAACAACATAGTATGGACACTAATAAGCCATTTGGAACCCCCTGGTTGCAGAATGTCCCACTGCGAGCATTATGGCAACTCCGGAGCACCCTGTAACTGCAGTCTTGAGCGGATTCCCGGAAGATGCAAAGACTATCGGGAATATCTGAAGCGCCGTGAGGAAAGGGCTGCCAAAATAAGGCCTGTTAACGATGAAGAGTATTCATCTTATTTATCGCTGCTTCGATCCACAAAAGGCATGTACAAATACCCCACAGAAGAAGAAATAACGGCCATGGCCATTCCCAGGGAAAAACTTGCAGTGATCGGACCAGGAACATCTCTTTGTGAATTCGGAGAAATGCCGGATGAGGCGGAAGAAAAGAAAGGGGTGGCGAATGCCGATTGAGACGAAGAAGACGGGTACAAAAGAGTGGGCCCCACATTCCATGAATATCTTCACTGGCTGTAGCCATAACTGCCGATACTGTTATGCCCGGCATGACGCTTTGAGATATAAGAGAATCGCGGATCCCGAGAAATGGACTACCATGGAACCGAACCACAAGGCATATTTGAAGAAGGCTAAGAAAATAGACGGTAGAATTATGTTTCCAACAACCCACGATCTGCTTCCCGAACACAAATGGTATATACGGGATTATCTTGAACCATGGCTCGAAGAAGGGAATGATTTTCTACTCGTTACCAAACCGCACCTTGAGGTAGTCAAATTCCTCTGCGAAGAGTTTGTGGCCTACCGGAAGCAAATCACTTGGAGATTTACAATAGGCTCTATGGACGATGAGATATTGCGGTTTTGGGAGCCCGGTGCGCCCTCCTTTATATATCGTCTGAGTGCCTTGCAAACCGCATATTCTCGTGGATATTCGACCTCAGTTTCTTGTGAACCGTTTCTCGACAGAAAGGTCAAAGAACTGTTTTTGACGCTCAGGTCGGCCATCACCGACACCTTTTGGGTAGGCAAAATGAACCGCATCAGCACCCGAGTGGATGTATCGAAGATCGAGAATAAAGATTTTTTCCGCTATGTCGAACCCCTTATAAACCCGATCAAGGAAGGGATTTATAGTGATCATTTCATCAAGAATGAACTATACGGAGATCTCGCCTTCCGGTATGACGAGAAGGTGAGGTGGAAGGATTCGATCAAGAAGGTCTTGGGATTGCCGGAAGAGGATATAGGATGAGTGCCGGGACTGATTTCACCTATGCTCTTTCCATCCATCAACCTTGGGCCTGGCTAATCGTAGCCGGACACAAGGATATCGAAAACAGGTCTTGGCCTATCTACAAACAGGAAACGCTTCTGATCCATGCAGCGAAGAAAATCGACCTTGAAGAGTTGAATTGGGTCCGGCTGCATTTTCCCAAGATAAGTTTACCTGAGCATTTTACAACCGGTGCCATAATCGGGCAGGCGGAAGTGGTAGGTTGCGTGGAAAGTCACGAGTCAGAGTGGTTTACCGGACCTTATGGGTTCGTGCTGAGGAATCCAATTAAGTATCCGAAACCTATTCCATACAGGGGTGCGTTGGGATTGTTTGAGGTGCCTGATTATGTACTGAAGGGTGCGGTATGATCGTTTTTGCCATGCATGAATTGCCAAGTATTGTTGCACAAGAGATGTACCGCAGGGCAAAACATAGTTTTTTCAGCGGCACTGACACACCCGATGACAAGAAGTTGATTAACCATTGTACTGCGCAGCACAGCGCCACGGGAACCATTATTATCTTTACGAGAGATATCGGTTATCACACAAGTGGATGGTGGAAAAACCCCGACTATGAGCGGTGCTGGCATCTTTCCCTTTCATTCCGTGAACCCCTGAGTGGTAGCATTCTGCCAAAGGATGAGCAAATCAGCAAGTTATGGTTGGACGCCTTCTTTTCCCTTGAGGATCAAAAGAAAATATGGGTTGAGCCTCCACACTATTCAAATGGTAAGACCAACGACGTATGGCATTACCGACTCTTCTGCGATAAACATTGGTTGCCGTTGTTGCCGAGAAAAGAGGTCTATACAACGGAATTTACGGAGAAGGGTTGGAAGAGTTTTTCTGAGGTTCAGGCAAGCGTGAAGGGATGAAAGGAAGGGAGAAAATAAACCCGATGCCAATACCACCACAATGGTGCCAGAGCCTTAATTTGAGGCCAGAGCCTTAATTTGAGGAAGATTGGAGAATAATTTGACCGATCAGGACATAAAAATAAAACGTATCGAAGAGAAGATAGATACGCTTATCGCCATAAGAACAGCGCCACGATGGCTCTCCCTGGCCAGTGCCGCGCAATATGCCTCCATGTCAAAGAATACCTTTATTAAGTATATCCAGGATGGAAAAATATATGCTACACAGAAGGGCGGAAAGTGGTATGTAGACAGGGAAAGTATTGACCATTTTATGATAGAGGATGACGTGATTGTGAGGAAAGTTCTTGACAGTTTTCGATGA